CTACCCGGTGATTTCGCTGATATTCAGGTCCGGAATTGCCTCGGACCAGATGACTTCCTCGTGGTCGCGCTGGTAGTTTTTGGTCATGCCCTCGCTCGCATGGCCTGCAATTTTCTGCCCATCCTTGCCGGCTTTCTTGTACAGGTGCAGTGACAGCGCTCGCACTTCATGGAAGCCTGGCATCTCTTCTTCCTTCCATCCTGCGTAGCAGTTAGCAGACTCCCTTGCTTCCTTGAATGCACGCGTCAAATAGCGTTCCTCAACCTTCGTCCAGTGGTCCTTGGTCTGCGCCTGCTTCTGCTTCCGGCGCTCTGGCTTTCGATGCACCAGGTATGGCGACGCGGTGTCGTCACGGCAGCGGCTGATTACAGCCTGTAGCTCGGGCGTCACTCGAAAGCGAATCCACGCCGCGTCACTGGCCTTGGCCGTCTTCTTCTGTACCAAGTACAGGAAACCCTCCCGAACGCCGTCAAAGCGCATGTCCAGAATGTCGGTGCGTCGCTGAGCAGTGATCAGAGCGAGGTCAATCGCATTCTGTAACCAGGCTGGTGATTTCTCCCGGATGGCTTTCAAGCCTTCGACGGTATGGCGTTTCCGTTGTTTCTTTTCGATCCGGTTGATGGTGCTGGCTGCCGGGTTGTCCGGGCACAGGCCCTTGGCCGCTGCATGGTTGAAGATGTCGATCAGTAGGGCCCGGCATTGGTTCGCGGTGCGCGGGGTGAGTACGTCCAGCATCTCCGCGATCATGCGGATCGTAATCTGATCGACTGCTTTCCCTTCGAATTGCTTACGGAAGCGCCGAAAGTGCACGGCATACAAGCCCAGAGTTCCTTTTGCCAGCTCGCGCGGCGGCAAAACGTCGCGCTCGTAGGTATCGAGGAAGCCAGCGAATGATTCGGACGAACTACCCAGCACGGCGCCGATCAAGTCCGCACCGCGCATAAACTCCAGGTTCAACTGCTTCGCTGCGTCAATCGCCTTGATTCGGTCGGTGCCGAACTGAAACCACTTACCGTCGGTAGGCCGCCGGTAGCGATAAGTCGAGCGCCGCGAATCGAAGTACAGGTTCTGCGGGAGGCTCTTGTTCGCCTTGTTGCGCGGCCGTGGGACCATCATGCAGCTCCTTTCAATACCATCGCCACCAGGTCGTTGCCTTCCGAACGGCTGAAGGCTGTCCAGTCAACGTACCAGAGTTTTCCAATCTGCTCGCCGGGCACCTGCCCGTTGCGGATGTGGTTGCGGATCGCTTGCGGGCACTGCGGAGTACCATTCTCGCCCCAGCGCCGACGCTGAAACTCACTGATCTTGATCAGCTCTCTTTTCATGTAATGCTCCATGCCGCGCGTGGCGGCAGAAGATGGTGATGGGGTTACGCTGATCGGCGCCCGTTTTCTGTCTGGCGCTCTACGTCGATCTGTTCATACAGGGCATCGACTTTTTTACTTTTTCTGTCGATGGCCTGAGACCGCTTGATGTGATCTGACATTGCTTTGTCATAAGGCTCTATCAGCTTGATCAGCCGCATTTTCTCTTCTGGATCTTTAGATTCATTGAACCTGGCAGCCAGTCGGTCGCGCTCCTTGAAATCCACTCCGTCGAGTGCGCGGTTTTCCTTCTGCATTTCCTCGAGCACCTCGGCCGACTGCCTCTCCCAGCGCAGGTACAGAGCATCGCTTCGTTTAGGGCGCGAGAAGTGGTGGCTTCTGATCCAGGCCACCAGGTCCTCCTTGGTCATTTCGTCGAGAACATCTTTTACGGCTTGTCTGGTCATGCGTGCATGGCTCCGCCCGCCGTTCATCGGCAGGCTGGCAGGTTGATTGTGAAATCAGATGAGGGGCGTGGGGCGGGTTGAGCGAGTGAGCTACGGTTTATTGGTTCGCCTCGCCAGTTGCGTACACGCTTACTCCCCTGAGCTGACTGGTGGGGTGGACCCTTAGCGGCGGGGTCCCTTGTAGCAGTACACGTAGGCGAACCAGGCGAGGGCGATCAAGGCGTCACTCGCCGCGCCCACCAGCAGGCCGGCCCGTTGTCGGTGTCGGAAATGGCCAGTACAAACCAACCTTCGCCTTCTGGCTTGCTCGGCTCCCAGTGCGCGCAGGAGCCTTCGCCCTGGTCAAAGTACGGGTCGTTGTCGGTATCGACCTCGTACTCCATTTCGGCGGTCACGATGCTCAGGCCCTGAGCCTTGACCCACTGCCGCGACTCTTCGCCCTGATCCTCTTCGAACATTGGCAGATCGGGGTGATGCCACCAGCCATCCGCCTCGCGCACAACAGGGACAGGTTGGATCAAAACAATTTCTTCAGGCATGACTTCGTCCTTGCCGCTATAGCGGCTGACTTTGAAGGGGAGGGAGTTACTGGGGCGTGTTCGGCTTTTTCGCCAGGCCCTTTACGGCCTCGCTGTAGATAAATTTGATTTGATCCCACGGGATCATGTGCTGCTGCCCGTATTCACCTTCGCCGTCGCAAATCTCACAGCCCTCTGAAGGCTCTTCCAGATCGCGGCACTCAGGGCATTCGGACGTGACTTCCAGCTTGAACTCACCAAGCAGCAGAGCTTTGGCGCCGTTCTCGGCGGTCAGCCTTGTGGGCATGAGGCAGTAGCCGGCAGGTGCGGTCAGTTCATCAATCCGCTGATCCGCTGCGTTCAGGCGCAGCTGCAGGGCGTCGCGCTCGGCGGCGACGCGGTCGAAATCATCGGCTAAAACTACGACTGGCCGGAATACAGCCTTGCTCTCGCCTTCAACGCCAGGGATGAAGCCTTTTAATTGCCAGCGCTTCACTTCCGGCAGCGACGGGGTGAGTTTGTGTTCTGTGGGCATGGGGCGTCCTATGCCGGGTCATGCCCGGGCGGCGGAGTGGTGAGATTGGAGTTGGGTGGAGTACACTCCCGGACTTCAATCAAAGGGAGTTGAACTATGTTTGCGAGAATTATTGTCGGCGTGCTGATAGGCCTTGCCGCAGCGTTTGTCCTTAATGGAAAGCTGTCGATTGATCCCAAGACTCTTCAAATCCTTCAAGGGTTTGTATGCGTGATCGCGATAGGCTTTATCGCGGCATCCTTTATGTTCGGCGCTGTATTTGGGGTGATGGCAGTGGCAGAGATTGCTATTGGCTATTTCGCCTACACCAAGCTGTTTCAAGGCGGACCAGCTAAGTCCTGAAAACACCTGGTCAGGCCGCAAGGCGCTGATAAAGCTCGATGATGTCGGCGGCATTGGCGCTGACCAGTGCTTCTGCCTCATCAGGACAAACGCTATTGCCGATCAGCCGCACCTGGTCCGTTTTGTTGATGTCGCGCCACTCTTCGGCGCCGGTTACCGGGTCGACAAACAAGCCACGATCGATGATGTAGTTCTTGTCGAAGCCTTGCGCCGCCTTAAGCTCAGGCGGCTGCAGCATGCGTAGGGTGATATCCACCAGCACATACCCGCCGACCATGATTAAATCGGCCGGGTCTTTGAAGTGCTCCGGCAGATGTTCGTGCATGAAAGCAGCACAGCGGCGGGCGCCCTCCAACTGCTCAGGTGTCAAGGTGTCCGGCACCTGCACGACTTCGACCAGCGCAACCCGATCCTTCGTCGGCAGGGTATGCATCGGCTCAGCGAGCGAAATGCCGTCCTTCTCGTTGCCGTAATACTTCACCAGGTAGGCGTTCACCAGTCGTTGGTTGGCGCCCGATTGGCAGATGGTCGAGATTGGGTCGTAGGCCGAGCGGCCGTCGCCTTTGTAGAAACCTCCGTTTGCCTGCTCGAAGAATGCCGCCGAGACTGCATGGTGTCCTGTGCTGGTGGCCACCACGCCGAGCGGGCCGGCAACGTCGGCGCCGACCGAACCTTTTCGCAATGTCACCATGTTCGCTGCCGCCATCGCGAAGTGACCACCCTTTACTTGTGCGACCTGGGTCCGCAGCGGTTCCAGTGCGCTGAAGTTGCGTTGCGACGAGCCGTTGGCGCACTCGGTGAGGAACGGCGCAGCTACCGGCTGCACCAGCGCGTGATGTGTGCCGCCGGCGCTGATGGTCGATAGCGCCTCGTCGACGCCATGGGTGCTGGTGTGCGCTTCCGATGTTCCGCGCATCGGGACAATGAACGGCTTCGCGCTTGTCAGCACATGTCGCCAGCAACCCTTGGCCACTCGGCGCATGGTGTTCACCGCCATCGGCTTGTCACGGAAGATCGTGCGGCCCAGGTTACTCCAGTCGATGCACTCGGCTGCGGTGCGCCACGGCAGTTGCTTTGCGGTAGGAGCCTTGTGCCGTTTCGGTGCCGGCCAAACGATTGGCTTGCCGTCGCGACGCGCCACCAGGTAGAGACGCTTGCGAATAGTTGGAGTGCCGGCGTTTGCGGCGATGCGCTCGCGCCACTCGACGTTGTAGCCGAGGCCACGCACCAGTGCTTCCATCGGAACGAACTCCCCAATGGCCTGCATGATCTCCGGCATATCCGGGTGGTCGGCCGGCAGACCGGTGCTGATTGCGGCGATGAATGCCTTGAAGGTGCGGCCGCGCTCGGCCTTGATCGGCTGCCCCTCGTCGTTGATCGGGCCCCAGTCGCAGAACTCTTCGACGTTCTCCAGAAACAGCAGGCGCGACCGTGTGATGAACAGCCAACGGATCACAACCCAGGCCAGGCCGCGAACTCCACGATCACGCGGCGCGCCTCCTTTGGCCTTGCTGTGGTGGCGGCAATCAGGTGATGCCCAGATGATCGCGACGGGCTGCCCGCCAGTGGCTTCCCGCGGATCGACCTCGTACACGTCGGCAACATAGTGTGCCGTCTTCGGGTGATTGGCGCGGTGGACGGCCAGAGCGATCGGGTTATGGTTTACCGCTACGTCTGGCTCTCGGTATGCCCGAGCGATCCCGGTGCTGGCGCCGCCACCGCCAGCGAACAGATCCACCACCAACTCTTTCTCGAAGGGCAGGCCCATGCTCGGCTGGCAGGAATTGATCTGGGGGAATTTCTGTTGTGCGGACATAGGGGATCCTCGCCGGTATAGTTCCGGGATCGACAGGGGAGTGGGTTATGAGCTGGGAAGTGGTTTCTTGCTGGATTGAGAGTCACCCAGGGCTTGCGTCTTGGGTTCAGGCTATTGGATCAATACTTGCGATCGGCGCAGCAGGGCTATTTCCTTTCGTTCATGAGCGGGCGAAAGAGAAAAGACTGCGTAGAAATACACTAAGAAGTCTTCTTCATTTATCAGTAAGTCTTCGAGACTTACAGCTGAGAATCATGGACTCATTAGCTAATGATGGACGGAATTTAAGGTGGTTGAAAGGTGACGGACCGGCAGAGTTGAATCAAATTAGACAGCTAATCTTGGAGTTACCTGCAAGTCTTTTTGTTGGCTTTGAAATGGCATGCTTGTCTGATATGCGAATTTGTGCCGTTTTTGCTCATGAAATGCACTCAATAATAGTGTTGAGCAAGTCTAGCCAGATTGATGGAATTTACGATATGGACGAGCTGCTCAATTTGAACCAAAGCAAGATTGACCAAATAGAACGGGTGATAGATTATCTAGAGTCAAATTGATAATTAGTGCCATGGGGAGGTTAGATTAGACTAATCTCCGCAAAAGCAGTCGATGTCTTCGACGAGATAGTCGAAATCGAAGTCGGTCTGCCGGGATCTTTGCTCGGCAGACCAGCCCATCGTCTTGTAGTCTGCTCGATCCTGACGGAACAATTGGCCGAACCGCTCTTCAGTGCCTGACCACCAGATCACCCGCGACGGGTCTTCCATGATGGTCTTGATCAGCTTGCCCTCGTTCTTCTTCCAGCACAGGTCACAGTTGCCGAAGTCTGAATTCATGCCCAGGTCGAAAGGTTGCGCTTTCCAGAACTCAGCCACATCTTCCTTCGTGATGCCGGCGGTGTAGGAAGGGCAGAGGTTGTCCCACCGAGTACCGCCGCGGTCATTGGCGGCCATCATGCGGTGGTATCGCTTCGGCTCATCGTATCGGATGCCGACGACACAATCCCACTCGGTGTAGCCCAGTGTGCGCATGTGCTTCTCGCCGATCTTCACCTTCAAGTAGGCGGTGCACATGTTATTCGAGAAGTTCGGCAGTACAGGCGGCAAGCTCTTTTCGGCCTTCCGATATGTGGCGTAGTACTCGAGCATCATGGTGAATGGTTCGCCGGCGCGGCTGGCCGTTTCGAAGTCCACCAGCCTGTACCAGGGCGCATCGTCCGGCTGCCCGTACACTCGGCACCACTCCATCCAAACGATGTTCACGTTCCAGCGTTTGGTGATTTGATCGATGAAGACCAGCGTCTCTTCGCGCTCCTTGCCGGTGTTCTGGAAGAACAGATGGACGTTCGACGGAAGGGTGCCGCCGTGCGCCTCGAGGATCTTGTAAACCATGTGCCCGCTGGTGCGGCCACCGCTGATGCCGATCTGGGCCGGGCCCGTGATCAGATAGGGATTCATAACTGCTCCAGACAGCCGATTGCCTCGCCGGCTGGCGTGATTCGTAAATTGGGTTGATGATTTGCACCTGGCGCATACCTGACGGTGACTGCGATGAGTGCGAAAACCGATGTTGAAGCGATTCGGCTGATTGGCGAAGAGGTGGTACGGTTGCTCAGCCTGCCACAAGATCGGCTAGAGGCAGATGCTCGCGCTGGCCTTCGCCTAATTGCAGACCTTGCTCAGTGGCGGGATCTTGCCTATGGGCCTGAGCCAGTCCTTCAACGTGCCAACCCACCTCGCCGGCTGGCGTGATTCATTGAAGTGGCGTATTTGTGAGCCTAACTTTTCAGAGGTGGCCCATGGAGTGGTACGAATCCCTTTTTTTGCAGATGTGTACGCACGCACTATCCAGAGCGCGAGTAGCTGATCTGCGTAGGCAGGACTGTAAACTCAACCTCGAACTCAGTCAGACTCATGAGATCGTCGCTGCTTATAGGAGAGGCGTTGAGCTTGCGTTCGATTTACAGACGGCAATTAAAAAATTGTCAGGTGGGGCTGAATATCTGATTGCGGTATTTGTGCATGACAACCAATTTTCAACTGAGCTTCGTCGCCTCAAAGAAAAACATCATGTGGTTCTCAGTGCCACGATGGAAACCGATGCACAGCCAAGCGATTTTTCGAGTTATTACGTTGATGTTGCTGTATGTCTCGGATCGAGAGCGACTGTCTCAGCGCAATAGGTGAAGGTAGGTAAGGCGGCTGATACTGCTGCACCCTGTTGAGCCATGATCGCTTTGGCTGTGGGCTTGACGCGACTGTTCATTGTCCAGGGCAATCTCCAGTCAGGCGCCGCCCTCCGTGATCGCATGCGCCGCAGTAAAAAGTGCAGTGACGAAAGGTTTTGTGTTTAACTGGTTTTCTTGGGTTTGCCTACTGAAACTTTTTAAGTGGATAAATAAATGTCTTTCAATTGGAAGTGTCCTTTTTGCGGGAATAACTCAACCATTACAAATAGTAATTTAAGCAGGTTTGTCAATACATTCAATGATGGGAATGTTACAGGTGACGATTTAGGTTTTTTGGTAGAGGTTATAACTTGCCCAAATGAGCAGTGTAAACAATTTTCAATTCAGACAAAGCTCGGCAAGCCATCCCATGTCGGCGGTAGAACTACTTTGGTTGGGCCTATAATTGAGTCTTGGAATTTGCGACCCTCAAGTCTGGCAATTGCGTTTCCTGACTACGTCCCCGAAGCTATTCGCCAAGATTACGTAGAGGCATGTAAAATAAGGGATCTAAGCCCTAAAGCATCGGCCACTCTTTCTCGGAGATGCCTTCAGGGTGTAATACGAGATTTCAAAGGGATCGTTAAAAAGCGGTTAGTAGATGAAATTGATGCTCTGAGGGATGAAGTTGATCCTGATACGTGGGCTGCAATTGATGCTGTCCGCCAGATCGGAAATATTGGCGCGCATATGGAAAAAGATATCAATGAAATCATCGATGTCGAGCCCGAAGAGGCGCAACTGCTAATTGAGTTGATCGAAACCCTCATTAAAGATTGGTATATTGCGCGCTTTAAGCGGCAAGAACATTTAGCAAAAATCAAAGCTGCTGCAGAAAGCAAAAAATGATTGTTAAACTGGATAGATGATTTCATCTCCTTGGTCGCGCGCTAGCTCGGCCAAGCTTACGTCCAGAAATGCTTGCGACACCTTATCGCTTAGCTCATAAGGTGTCGTCACACAGCGAAGCATTTGCGCAGCAGTATCGAAGTCGGCGTTGATCAGATTGATCAGCAGCCGCTGGTGAATGTCTTGCTGGTTGTTGATGCCGTGCAGTTTCATCACGCGCTTGAGGTCCGGCTTGAAGACCCCAGCGACCTCAATAGAGAACTTCTCGATTCCCAGCGCGGCGTTCTTGGCCGCTTCCTTCTCGCGCTTCTTGCGCTGCTTTATGGCTTCCGCCGTCGGCTCCTGCTGTTCCTCGGCCATGGCCTGCCTCTTCAATTCCGTGGGCCGGTAGATCCAGCCATGTCTGTCGTCGGCGCTGGCGCACCTGGTTGCTGATTTTTCTCACGGCGGCCCCGGGAACTTGATGTTGTTCTCGCGGGCGATGAGCCTGGCGCGCTTGGCTTCCATGCCCATTTCTTTCGCTGCTTCAATGACAGTCTTGCCGGCGTCGGCCAGTTCCTTCAGCCGCGGCGCGAGCTTGTCGCGCTCGATCTTCAGCTTGTTGCTGTGGGAGCTGCCGAACATCAACTCTCGTTCACCGCTGACGCCCGGGGCGATTTCCTGTACCGATCGGCCAGCACCGAAGAACTGATCCAGCTTTCGGTTCAGGTCGTCGATGAGCGAGTCGCGCGGGTTGGGCATTGGTACGCCGATCACTGCACACCCCCTGGGAGCCGGTTGGCCTTTTCCTCGAGCTGGATGGCGAAGTCGACGGCGGATGCGTATTCGAAGCGGAAGCCACGGGTCTTGCCGGTGACCAGGTCAACGATGTGGTACGCCTTCGGCCCGACAGTCTTCACCTGGAAGCGAACCTTCTGCATGGGTGGCTCCTTGCCGATCAGGGCGTAGAACGCGGTGGTGGCGATGCTTGTACGAGCACGCAGGGCGGCAACCCCGTCGACTCGCTGTTGAAGTGATGGATGCATGGCGATTCCTTGGTGGGGTTGCGTGTATCCGTCAGCACTCGGGCCGCCTGCTGGTTGCCGTTGGGCGCAGGGGAGAGTGCTGACGGATAAAGGCAGGCGAAAAAAAGCCCGATCGGAACCGGGCTTTTGTTTGCGTCACGAAGACCTCCCTACGTGACAGCCTCCCAGGCCCGCTACTGGCGACGGCCTGGGTTTGAATCATCATCAGTGTGTTGTCGCGAGGGGGTAGGCCTACCGGTTGCCCGATTGGTGCGCGGTGACACCGACGGCCCAGATGTCCGCTGCCTGCCAGGGTGTTGGGCGCAGCCTTCAGGCTTACTGCGCCACGCGGGTGAATCCGTTAATGCTGCATTGGTGCAAACCCTCCGTGCTTGAGATGGAAAAACTATTCCAGTTAGGTGCAATTTCTTTCCCATTACCGCCGGGGTGGCGGGGCGCATTGCTTGCCGGGTCACTCACTCGGTTAAGGCGTTTCACCATCGAGCAGCCGTCCAGGTTGTTCCTGTCGTTGGCAGGCTTTCGGGCCTGTCTGCTCGCCGGTCGCCGGTAGAGGCAATGCGGTCTGTTGGTTATTGCGCTGACTGTTAAAGAGCGGCGAGCCGGTTTTGCTCTGGCGCCCTGTTCGTTGGCGTTGAGGTAAATTTAGCCATGAGCTAAAGACGAGTCAATAGCTTCAAGCTAAATAATTTAGCTTTGGGTGAAAATTTATGATTTGTGGGGGTTATGAGCGGCAATTCACCATCGGTCTTTACGCGGGGATTAGCATCAAGCTAATATTCCGAAAGGCTGTACATGCATACAGTAATCAAGGAGTAGCTGATGGCAAGCCCGCAGAAGAAAAAACCGCAAGAGTCAAAACCGATGTCAGGAGTGGAGCGCCTGACTCTCAGAGTCTCGAACATGATCAATCACCCAATAGCTCAGGATCGGAAGTGGGCGACGATCCATCGGCTCGACACCGATGGGGACAGGGAATGGGATGAGGTGATGGGCGCGCTCGCCGATGTGGACGGTATCGAGATGACCTTCAACGACGAGGACGATTCGGTCACGCTACGGTGGGAAGCCCCAGGGGATGAAGATCCGCGTGTAGAAGTTCATGAAGAGTTCGATGCGGTGGAAGAACCAGCGCCTTTCTGACGAGCAAAAAAAAGCCCGCTGAAGTGGCGGGCTTTGACTTGCTGCAATCGGTCAGGCTTTTCTGGCGTTCCAGATCAACAATACCTTTGCGTGAATGGTTACGTCATCGATCCGGGCTGTCTGGTTTTCATAGTGCGGGTTGTCAGAAATCAGCCGGTAATGATCCTCGTCGATGCGCATGACCCGCTTGATATAAAGCTCGTGATGCCAGGTCAAAACGTAGATCCCTTCTCCGATGAAGTCCCGGACGCCCTTATCAACAATGACCAAGTCCTTGTCATTAATGGTGCCCTCCATACTCTGGCCCCACCCGTTGATCATCCCCAGAGATGTCTTGGACGTGTAGGTGATGCCTTTCTCGCGCAGGATTTCCTCGCGCACCACCAGATTTCGAACAACCTCCGTATAGTCAGGTGGAACCTGACCATGGCCCATTGCGGCTCGAATGTCGTATTGAGGTATGACGATCTCTTCATTGGTGGGGCGCAGGCTTGCGAGGTTCACCGAGAGTTGATGGGGCATCCCATCGTCAGGCTCTTCGGCAGCGGCGACAATCCGATCTCGCGCCTCAACCGAGAGGCCCTTCACCTTTACAAGCATTCGCTTTACTTGATCGGTGGCCGATGAATTTGATTCGGCGGCTGGCGGTATAGCGATTTCTTTTGGATCAGGACTGACCGACTCCTCGTCGGTCAGTAGAGAGTCAAACCACCCCCGCGGCAACTTCTCAACCAGCTCAATCCGGCGAGCAACGTCATCGCCCAGGTTCTTGGCGGTCTTATCCGAAAGGATTTGGCTCAAGTGCGCAGGCGCCATACCCCAGCGCTCGGCGCAGGCACCTTTTTTTTGATCGCCGATCAATTTGACCAGTTGGCGCTTGCGAATCGTATAGATATCCATGCGAGCAAGAATGCCATTCTTTAGCTGAATGCTAAATGTGCTCACAGCTAAATATTCCTTGCTCATATATTAGCCCTAAGCTAAATTTCTCCTACGTTTTAGGAGAATCCCTATGAATGACCACTTGCGCGATTGGCTCGCCAACGCAACAGCCGACCGACGCCAGCTAGTTGCTGAAGCTGCGAAGACCACCGTCGGACACCTTTGGCAGCTTGCAGGCGGTCATCGGAAAGCATCTGCCGAACTCGCTGAGCGTCTTCAAGACGCCTCGGACGGCGAGATCACCATCGCTGGTTTACGTCCGGACCTTGTCGAGCTTGCACACAAGGTGCTTCGCGGCGCGGCCTGAACACTCACCTGTGAGAAACATTGTGCAATGCGTGATGGCACGCAGCCACTGAAACAAGAACGAGGTTTTACGAATGGACGAATTTCTGCGGGCTTGCCAAAGCGCGGTCCTCGACAACGAAGCAAAGGTGCTGGCCGGCCAGATGGGCGTCCCGCATGTGAGCCTTCTGCAGCGTGCGAACCCAGATAACGACGCCCACCACCTCACCATTGAGCACTTGTTCGGAATTCTGCTGCATACCGGCGACATGCGTCCGCTCGCCGCCTTGGCTGATCAATTCGGTTTCGATCTGGTGAAAAAGGAAGCCCCAGCCCCGAAGACGCTCACCACTTCGATGATGCACGTCGGCAAAGAAATCGCTGACCTGACCATCGCGGTGCACTCGGCTCTCGACGACGGTCATGTCAGCCAGATCGAGAAGCAAGCCATCCGCAAAGAAATCGAGCATGTCCGGAGCGAACTGGACGTGATGGAAGAGTCGGTAAAGGTTGCCTGAGACGCAGGCACGCGACCGAAACGAAACACCATCGGCGGGGGCCGGTGAGCAATGAAGGCGTAGTTGGCACTTAAGCCGATCGCACCAGGAAGACCATTAGGGGAAAGGAAATGGACAGCAATACATCAGGACGTGTGGGGACATTGAACGCTGAGAGCGGTAGCTCAGTCGGCGGGATTGGTCGCGTCTGCTGAAAAGTAATCGCCTGAATCGCAGGCACAAAAAAGCCGGTGGCTAGACCGGCTTCTTCACAACGCAAAACACTGAGGGGCCATTATGAACACGAACACTACTCCCGGCAATACCCACCATGTCGCGACACTTTTAGGGCAATCGCAAAAGGTGTCGTGTCACACCATGTCCTCACGCGAGATTGCCGAACTCAATATCGGAGCCTCGTTGTGAGCGTCCAAGCAATGTCCTGGGCGCTCTCTTTGCCCACTGAATCCCTGAAAGACTCAAGCGCGCGTCATGTGCTTCTGTGCCTGGCCAACTACGCCGGTTCGAATGGTGCTGGCGCCTTTCCATCAGCCTCGACTCTGGCTCAGGACACCGGCCTGTCTGAGCGCACCGTGCGCTACAAGCTGGACGATTTGGAGAGGGTAGGGCTCATCCAGAAGGGCAATCAGGCAATTGCCGCCGTACACATCGATCGCCATGACCGGCGCCCAGTCGTTTACGACCTTCAACTATCGCGGGGTGCAAATCCTGCACCCCGTCCAAAGCGGGGTGCAGATGGCGCAACGGGGTGCAACTCACAACAGAACGGGGTGCAGCCTGAGACAGAACGGGGTGCAGAATCTGCACCCAATCCGTCACTGAACCATCAGGTAACCGAAGAGCAGCTGCAGCGCGATTTGGCTGATGAAATTTCTCGACAGGATCAGGCTGCCGCCGAATGCAATCCTTCCAACGGTCGCTTCGCCATGTTCGCCCTCTGGGATCCTGACGCTAAGTCACTGGCCGACCAGATCGCAATCGCCGGGCTGCCGGCCGAGTGCGTGCCTGACGAAGCGGTTCGCAAGTTCAAGGGCTTCCACTGCGCCAAACCGAACACCCTCGATTCCAGTGCTGGCTGGTGCTATCGCCTTGTCCAGTGGGTAAAGCGTGAGCGTGTTCAAGCGGCAGGCCGGGGGCAAGAGCCTGATTTCAACGACACCAGCTGGGGTGATGACCTGGGAGGTCTGTGATGAAGACTGTTTCGAGCATGTTGGAAAAACTGCCCAACGTTTCATCCGCCGAGGTTGTGCCGCTCAAGGCCGACGCCGGCACTGTGCAGGTGATCAACGCTCTGTTCCGCGAACTGATGGCGATCTTCCCGGCCTGGAAGCAGGCATGGCCGGATCAGGAAGCGATCAACGCGGCGAAGGCCACTTGGACCAAGGCTTTCATGGCCGAGCGCATCACCAAGGTTGAACAGATCCGCTTCGGCATCGAGCAGTGCCGGAAGGTGGGCTCTGACTTCGCTCCAAGTGTCGGCAAGTTCATACAGCTGTGTCAGCCCACTCCCGAAATGCTCGGGCTTCCGACGCTGGAGTCCGCCTTCCGAGAAGCCTGTCGCAACGCTCACCCCGCCATGGCCGGTCAGGCGAACTGGTCGCATGACGCAGTCTGGCACGCCGCGAAGGAGTCCGGGTTCGAGAGCCTGAACCGTCTGGAAACCTCGTTGGCGCGAAAGTTATTCGAACGCAACTACGTGATCACACTGCGCCGCTTGGTTGAGGGACTGCCGCTGCAAAAGATGCCACTGGCACTTCCGGCGCGGGTAGAGGGGCGTCGTACACCTGAAGTCGGAAACAAGGCCTTGGCCGAACTGCGCGCCCGTCGCGCCGGAGCAAATGCATGAGCGCACTGAATACCCAGATCGCTGGCGGTCATTACAAATCACTGAAGATCCAGCCGATTGAATACATCCACGCGAACGGCATTCCATTCGCCGAAGGTAGCGTCATCAAGTACGTGACGCGATGGCGTGACAAGGGTGGGATAGCCGATTTGGAGAAGGCAAAGCACTTCCTCGAATTGCTGATCGAGCTTGAACGGGCGAGGGCGCCGGAATGAAGTCAGCCACTCCAAAGCTGTTCAAGCAGAAGGTCGTCCGCGCTAAGCCAGTCGATCGGGAAGGGCAGGAGCAAGCCGCACTGATGCGCGAGCTTGAGCTGCGCTACCCGGCGGTGTTCGAGTTGATGTATCACGTGCCCAACGGCGGGCACCGCGTGAAGGCAGTCGCCGGTAAGTTGAAAGCCCAGGGTGTGAAGGCCGGTATTCCTGACCTGGTGCTGACCATGGCGCGCGGCGGGTTCTTTGGCCTGTACATCGAGTTCAAGGCGACACCGCCGAACGATGCCCCTATCTCACCCAGTCAGCATGCACGCATCCGGAAGCTCAATGAGCAGGGTTATTTGGCGGTAGTGTGCCGTGGCCACTTCGACACCATCGAGCAGATCCGCGCTTACCTGCGGCTCGCTCCCACAGTGGTGGCCGCATGACAATGACCGTGGCCTTCTCCGATGCCGAGATTCGTCGGCGTGCCGATGATCCGGCCACGGTGCTGATGCGTGACCCTCGCCACCCGGGGCTGTACTTCCGATTCACCGAGGCTCGGCCGCGCGGGACCTGGAGCCTGGTAGTGCGCAAGAAGTGGAACCGCATTGGCGCCTATCCGGACCTGTCGGCGAAAGCCGTGTTGGCGGCATTGCCTGACCTGCGCATGCGGCTGAGTACCGACCCGGAAGCGGGTGCCGCCGTGTCGCCGTGGGCAACGCTGGGCGAACTGCTGAACTGGTACGCCGACCGCATGAGCCGCGACCGCAACCTCTCCGACAAGCGCAAGGCCACGGGCAAGTCAGCCATCGCGTGCCACCTGATTCCGCGCGTCGGTGATTTGGCGATTGCCGATGTCCGTCACGGCACCCTCGACACCCAACTGATGTGGCCACTGCAGGAGACACTGTCGCTGGAGTTCGTCCGACTGATCTTCGGCCTGCTGGTGGTCGCCTGCCGTCAGGCACACACGCTGGGGCTGATCCCGGCCAACCCGATGGCAGGCATCAAGTTCAGCGACTTCTCCAAGACCAAGATCAAGGCCAAGCCGGCGCGCCTTCGTGGTGTGCAGATCGAGGGCCTGCTGGGCCAGTTGCATGAGTTGTTCGACTTCGATCCCCAGCCGGCCATGCTCGCGCTGATGATGCTGTGCCACGGCACCCGCATCGGCGAAACCCGCAAAGCCCAGTGGTCGCACATCAGCCTCGCCGAACGCACCTGGTACCTGCCGGTGGGCAACACCAAGACCCGCGTTGAGCACTCGCTCCCACTGACCGAACAGGTCTGCAACCTTCTAATCCGCTACCGCGCGGCGCAACAGGCGAGCCATTACGACGGCGACTGTCTGTTTCGCTCCTACAGCGGAAAGGGCATGAGCGAAGGGCAGGCCAGTGCCGTGTTCACCGCGCTGGGGAAGGGCGAGTGGAGCAGTCACGACCTGCGCAAGTTGGCCAGGACCGGGTGGGCAGACCTCGGGATCGACTTCCTGATTGGCGAGATGTTGATCAACCACGCCATGGGCCACAACGTGCAGGCCTACATCCACACCACCGTCGAAGAGCGCAAGCGCGCCGCCCTCGAGCTGTGGCACGCCCATTTAGACCAGAAGGGTTTTGCCCTGATTCACGGGTTGAAGGGCGGTAGAAACGAAAATTCGGGCAATCCGCTGCAAGCCACGGAACACAAGGGCTGCAAGGCCATTCAAGAATCAACCATAGGCGAGGTTTAAAAATGATGAAAAGGCAGCATGGCCCCGCCTTCAAAGCTGATCAGCTTGACCTGGCTCAGTGCTCAATCTGCAGGGGTAGGGCGGTTGTGAAGGGCGTCTTTCACGACTTGGCCTGCGTCCAGTGCAACGCCTCCGGCTGGGTGTCGGCTGATACCGGCTATGCGCTGCCGCTGGAGGTTCTGGTAACCCAGCTGAGCATTCGGCTCCAGGCTGCCGAACACCAGGTCGAACTATTGAAACGCGAGCCAGGAATGTCTGGTCCGGCTGTGCAGTACGAACGGAATAACCGCCGCGGCGCCGGCGGCACCAACTTCACCGGGGATTGAGGGAATGCCATGGGTATCTATAAAGACGTGATGAGCACGCTGGTTCGGGTACTGTCTGCCGACAATATTGACAACAGCACCAAGCAAAGTTGGCAGAAGCTGATCGATGCCGACCTTCGTCAAGGCGGTACTGGGAGTTCACTGTCAGTGCGCGACAAGTTCGATTACGACTGCTGCCTTTACGCACTGTTGCATCGTCAGCTTGAGCCGGCTCAATGGGATGTGCTGGTCGCCAAGTACTCCACGCACAAGGCCAACAAGGTTGCCGCCATCGGCCGCCTAGTGGCCCGCACGGTTTCCCCAGCTCCACAACTGTTCATCTACAAGGCGCTCACTGCCTGGGCCATTCCCAAGCTGAAGGGTGTTCAGATCGGCAAGCGTTCTACCGACATGATCGTGCTGCCGGCCGAGTTCTACGACATGAACACCTGGGATACGGAAGGTAAACCGGAGTCGACACGCAGGCGCTGGAAGACTGGCATTGCCAACCGTCTCGAATCGCTGGAAGAGGCCGCAGTGATCCACGCAACTGAGATATTCGAGCGGGAAGAAATCTTTATTGATGCTGCTTGACGTAGTGGCGGAATGGTCGTAATTTAACGCAATCATGTCGATCTTGCGCGTTATGAGAGACGACCTATAAAGCCCGACCATTGCGTCGGGCTTTTTCGTTAATGTGTGCGATGGCATTTTGCATCGGGTGACTGTACATTTCTGCCTCCCGCTAGGAGAGCGACGTTTTGGCCGACCAGATCACCTATACCTTCCCTTTATCGTTCTATTACGAAAGCAAGCTTCCGGTCCCGATCGACGAGATCGTGAAGTCGTTACTTGCGCTAGAAAAGCTCGCAGCTAAGGTTCCATTACTCCTCGGGGAGCTGAGCGGAACCAAGATCGATTTGCATTCCCTGAAAGTGGAAAAAATCGAATCTGGCAGTCTGAAAGAGCTTCTCGAGATGTCCATTTCGTTTTTATCCGAAGAGGACAAGAAAAAGTTCACGGATTGGCTAAAGGGGACAAAAATGGGACAGGCAGCCAAGGTTGCAGCACTGGGCGGGCTGGCATCGCTCGCCGTCTTGCTCATTGCAAGCCAGGCCATCACTGCTTACGACACCTTTACCAAGACGGACACGCCGAGCATTCAAGCTAACCACAACGTCATCATCAACATCGGTGCGGACGCTACCGGTATTTCTACCGATCGACTGACCAAGGCCATCGATGCTTCCATGACCGGCGACAAGAAGAAGGTTGTTGCGGCTGCCCTTAACTTCGTAAGTCCTGCCGCAGGCGAGAACGGCGGAGGTTTGTATCTTGGCAATGACAAGACTTCTGGTGTCGCGTTCTCACACGAGGCCGCAACCGATGCACCTGCACAGCCCGATTTCAGGATTCGCGATGTGGAGCACGCCTACCAGAAGACAGAAGTGGTGATCAAGGTGCTTGATCGAGACAAAGTCGACACTGGGTGGAAAGCGACGCTCCCCACTATCGCTGCCGAGAAACGCCTGCCCTTGTACTTCGCTGACGGGATGAACCCCGGTAAAGCAGCAACTGAAGAGCGCGTGTTTGCGGATGTCGTAGTTACATATGCACAGGATTTCAATAAGGGGTCGATGATCCCCAAAAGCGTAATGATTAAGCAAATTTATTGATAACCAAGCTCAACAGAACCCCGCCACCGTGCGGGGTTTTTCATTTCCGCTCCCTGAAACGGGAGGATCTCGAGATGCCAAACATGCCCGACAAACCAGACACCTGGCTGCTCGTTTTCGCGTGGCTGAGTCAGCATGCGCCGACGATCTACGCCGGAGCATTGTCCTTTGTGGTCGGTGCATTGCGGATCATCTATGGCGGAGGCACCCGGCGGCAGGCGCTGCTTGAGGCCTCGCTTTGCACGCTGATCACCATTGGGCTGATCCCATTGCTGGAGTACTTCGGCCTGCCTCAGAACTTCGCCACGGCTGCCGGTGTGTTCATTGGCTTTCTTGGTGTAAAGAAGATCGCTGATCTGGCTGATCGGTTCGCTGACTTCAAACTCCCTCGGCGTGCCGAGTGATGGCTTGCAGTGGATGTGCTGCTCGGCGTGCTCGGGCAATCAAGTGGACGAAGGAGGCAATCGAGCGGGCCAAGAGCCTGATCAAGCCAACCCCACCCAACCAACCCGAGGACAAGAACGATGGCAGCCAGACCCTGTAGAGCCACGCGCTGCCCTAACCTGGTCAAGACAAAGGGCGAGAAGGGTTTCTGCGATGACCATGCGTCACAACGCGGCGCCTGGATCAGAGAGAGAAGGGCAGGCAGCACGACCTCACGTGGGTACGGCGCGGCATGGCAGCGACTTCGTGCCTCGATCCTCAAGCGTGACCACTACATATGCCAGTGCTCTGTCTGCTCGAGCCTCGGTCGAGTGCGGGAAGCGACTGAGGTCGACCACGTCATCGGCAAGGCGAACGGTGGCACCGACGACCCAACCAATCTTCAGGCTATCAATCACGACTGCCACAAGGAAAAGACCGCCAGAGAGTCGAATCGCCGCGAATGATTCTCATATGAGGCCGAGAAGGGCCGGAATTCATGCGAAATGCACGAAAAATGGCAAAATCTATCGAACAGGCCCAACCGATAGGGGGGAGGGTCAGAAGTCTGGGCCTTTTGGCTCGCTGACCGCGCTGAGGTCTCGTTCACACGACCGCGAAAAATGAAATTCAGGAGTCTCGCCGATGCCGGGAGTAAAGGGGCGGTCCGGCCGTCGCCCCAAACCCACGGCCAGCAAGGAGTTGGCCGGTAATCCCGGCAAACGAAAACTCAACAAGAACGAGCCCGACTTTGCGCTCGTTACCAAAATTGAACCACCAGAGTGGCTATGTCCCAACTCGCAAGAAATGTGGTCCAGGGTCGTCCCTTCGCTCCTGGCCGAGAAGGTTCTGTGCGTCACCGATCTGCATAACGTCGAAGCGTTTTGCACCGCTTATGCGAACTGGCGAGCAGCTCAGGCCTCGGTCGTTGAATTTGGGATTGTCGTTCAGTCAGCAATGGGCTCCCCCATCAAAAACCCAGCCTTGACCGCCGCAAAGGAGGCCATGGCGCAAATGGTTACGTTCGGCTCACTGCTCGGCCTTGATCCGTCGAGCCGATCCCGTCTTACAGGTGGGAAAAAGCCGGCCGGCACCAACCATTTTTCAGACATTCTCAACGGATAACTATGGCCTTCAAACACCCCAACGTCGAGGCGGCGAACCGCTGGGCGCGGGATGTTGTGAGAGGCCGCAAACCGGCGTGCCGATTTGTCCAGCTCGCGTGTCAGCGACACCTGGACGACCTGGTCAAAAGCAAGTCGGCTGGGTTCCCCTACAAGTTCAACCCGAAAGCCGCCGAGAAGAAACTGGCGCTCGCGCAGCTGATGCCGCACGTAAAAGGGGAGTGGGCATTCAAGCGTCAGCTCATCACCCTGGAGCCTTGGCAGAAATTCGGCCTGGCCGCGACGTTCGGCTGGGTGAAAAAGAAGTCTGGCCTTCGCCGGTTCCGCGAAAGCTATTGGGAAGTGCCGCGCAAAAACGGCAAAAGCGTGATTGCCGCCGCCGTAGGCATCGGCATGTTCGTCGCTGACAACGAGTTCGGCGCCGAGATCTACAGCGGCGCGACCACGGAGAAGCAGGCGTGGGAAGTTTTTCGCCCAGCCCGCCTGATGGTGAAACGCTCACCGATGTTGATCGAAGCCGCGGGCATCGAGGTTAACGCCTCGAACATGAGCCGGCCGGAAGATGGCGCCCGCTTTGAAGTCGTCATCGGCAACCCGGGTGATGGCGCATCACCGAGCTGCGCGATCGTGGACGAATATCACGAGCATGACAGCGCGGCGCTCTACGAAACCATGCTCACGGGAATGGGCGCTCGCCGGCAACCGCTGATGTTCATCATTACCACTGCCGGCAGCAATATCGAAGGCCCGTGCTACGACATGCGCGGCCGTGTGGTGGAAATGCTCGAGGGCACGGTCCCGGACGATGAGTTGTTCGGCTGGGTCTGGACCATTGACGAGGGGGACGATTGGACCGATCCCAAGGTTATGGCCAAGGCCAACCCGAACATGGGCGTTTCGGTCTACGAAGACTACTTGATCAGTCAGCAACAGAAGGCAATCAAGAACGCCAGCTTCCAGAACACCTTCAAAACGAAGCACCTGAACGTCTGGGTATCAGCCCGCGAGGTGTATTTCAACATGGAAGCCTGGCGCGACTGCGCTGATCCCGGGCTGGCCATGGAAGATTTCGAGGGCAGTGAATGCCTGATGTGCCTCGACTTGGCATCGAAGACGGATATTTGCGCCCGTATCAACCTGTTTTACCGCGTGATTGATGGCGTGCTGCATTACTACAGCGTCGCGCCGCGCTTCTATCTGCCGGATCAGACGATCCAGTACGGCACCGAGAAGTCGGTGGTAGAGCGCTATCAGAAGTGGGTAAACATGGGTCTTTTGACGTCGCACGACGGCGCCGAGGTGAGCTTCAACCAAGTGCGCGACGATCTGCTGGCCGATGCCAAAAACGTATCCCTTACCGAGATTCCGCACGACGAATGGGGCGCGTTTCAGATCGCCCAGGACTTCGAAGGGGCAGGGCACACGCCTGTGAAAATCCCCAAAACCACGAAGACTTTCTCGCCGGCAATGAAGGAAATGAACGGCGCGATCCTCAACGGTCGATTCCACCACGACGGTAACCCGATCCTCACCTGGATGCTGGGCAACGTCACTGCGAAACCTGACGCAAACGAAAACGTCTTCCCCCGAAAGGAAAAGGCGGCGAAGAAAATCGACGGCGCTGTGGCCACGCTCATGGGCGTCAATCGGGCAATGTTGCTGTGCAACGTAGACAGCGCTGATGCCTTCCTCAACAAACCATTGAGCATGTGATGGCAGATACCGACTACAGCATTGACCTGCGCACCCGCAGCCCGTTTTGGGCGCGTATGGCGAGCTTCTTCGTCGGCGGCCGGCTGGTCACTCCGGAAAAAGGATCGCAAACCGGTCCCGTTTCAGCTTCTGGGGTGGTCGGCGAATCGGTGGTGAACGATGAGCGCTCGCTGCAAATCTCAACAGTTTTTGCCTGCGTCCGGTTGATTTCCAGCGTAACTGCGTGCCTACCGTTGGATATTTTTGAGACCAAAGGGGACGACAGAACCAAGGTGGGTTTGGATAACCCGCTTGCTCGCCTGCTTCGTTACAGCCCCAACCAGTTCATGACAGCTTTTGATTTTCGCGTGGCCATGACCATGCAGCTTTGCTACTACGGGAACGCCTACGCACTGATCGAGCGAAACTCGGCCGGCGACATCATCAGTCTTGTGCCGCTCATGTCGGTCAACATGGACGTTCGCTTGGAAGGCAAGCGCATCGTTTATCGGTACCGGCGCGACAGTGAGTTCGCCGATTTCAAACAGAGCGACATTTTTCACCTGAAGGGATTTGGCTTCAATGGCCTGGTCGGCCTGTCGCCAATTGCCTTTGGTGCAAAGACTGCCGGTGTTGCGGTGGCCATGGAGGACCAGCAGCGCGACTTCTATGCCAACGGTGCCAAGTCACCGCAACTCTTGATGACCGATGGGAAGATCCTCAGTAAGGATCAGCGAGCGCAGCTCGAAGAGAACTTCAAAGAGATTTCCGGCGGTCCGGTCAGGAAGAGGCTGTGGATCCTGGAAGGCGGCTTCACCACTCAGGCCATCGGCGTGAGCCCACAAGATGCCGAGACAATGGCTGCCCGAAAGTTTCAGGTCAGCGAACTGGCCCGATTCTTCGGCGTCCCGCCCCACCTGGTGGGTGACGTTGAAAAGTCCACCAGTTGGGGGTCCGGCATCGAGCAGCAAAATCTCGGCTTCCTGCAGTACACCCTCGACCCCTACCTCGAAATTTGGGAGACCAGCATTCAGCGCTGGCTCGTAAAACCAGCCGACGTGGGGCGCATACATGCCGAGCACAACCGTGCCGGCCTGCTGAGTGGTGACTCGACCGCTCGGGCCAACTACATGAAGACGCAGGTCGATACGGGCCTTCTGACAATCAACGAAGGTCGCCGCATTGATAACAGGCCGCCGCTCCCGGGCGGCGATGTCGCCACCCGGCAGTCTCAGAACGTGCCGCTTACCCAACTTGGCCAAACGAACCCCGCACCCAGCGGGGTTTAGTTTTTCTGGAGCTACCTAATGTCCATCATCGAAAAAACCATTGCCTTTGATCAGGCTGAAATCAAGTTCGCCGGCAACGGTACTCAGGGCATTTTCGAGGGTTACGCCTCGGTGTTTAACGTGACCGACTCTGATGGCGACATCATCTTGCCGGGTTCCTTCAAAAAGGCGCTGACAGGCCAGACCCGACAGGTTGCGATGTTCTTCAATCATCGGCGCAATGAGATCCCCGTCGGTAAGTGGCTGAATCTGGAGGAGGACAGCAAGGGGCTTATTGCTCGAGGCGAATTGACCCCCGGCTACACGCAGGCGGAGGCGATCAAGGCAGCAATGCAACACGGCACGGTTGAGGGGCTTTCGATTGGAGCCACCGCTGCCCGTGACGGATTCGACATTACCTCGACAGGTCGCACATTCAAGAGCTTCGCCGGCCTCAGCGAAATCAGTATCTGCACTTTTCCAGCCAACGAGCACGCAACGGTAACCGCGCTCAAGAGCATGGAGAGCATCGAGACAATTCGTGACGTTGAACACTGGCTGAGGGATTCGGCCGGCCTTTCGAAGTCGCAAGCCCTGGGCCTTATCGCCCGGATCAAGTCCGCAGTTCGGAGCGATTCCGAAGGTGGCGAAATCACCGCGATTCTCAATCGCCTCAAAACCTTCCCAACTGTAGGAAACTGAAATGTCCGAACTGGCCCAGATCCAAAAGGCAATCGAAGACGCGCAGACGAACATGACTCAACTGTTCGACGCGCAGAAAAAGGAAATCACCGAGACCGGAGCTGTCAGCAAAAAGCTGCAGGCCGACCTCCAAACTGTTCAAGAAGAGCTGACCAAGTCCGGTACTCGACTGTTCGACCTCGAGCAGAAGCTGGCTTCCGGCAATCTGGACAATCCAGATACTAAAAAGTCGTTTGCCGAGCAAACTGCGCTCGATCTGCAAAAGTCCTGGGATGGCAAGTCCTCCGGCAAAGTCGACGTCAAAAGCTTCAACAAGCAGCTCGGCAGCGGTACTGGTTCGGCTGGCGCTCTGATCGAGCCGCAGCGCAACGCCGGAATCCTGATGCCTGGCCTGCGTCGATTGACCATCCGTGATCTGTTGGCCCAAGGCCGCATCAGTTCGAACTCGCTGGAGTATGTTCGTGAGAACGTGTTCACCAACAGCGCGGCCCCAGTGGCGGAAGGCAATTTGAAGCCTGAGTCGAACCTGACGTTTACCAAGGAAACGGCCAACGTCAAAACCATCGCTCACTGGATTCAGGCATCCCGCCAGGTGATGGACGATGCTCCGATGCTCGAATCCTACGTCAACAATCGTTTGTTGTTCGGCCTGGCCCTCGTGGAAGAAGGGCAGTTGCTGAACGGCGATGGCACCGGCGACAACCTGACCGGCTTGAACAAGGTGGCCACCGCTTACGACGCCGCCCTGAATGTCACTGGTGATACCCGTGCCGACAAAATTGCTCACGCGATTTTCCAGACCAGCGAGTCCGAGTTTGAAGCGTCCGGCATCATCCTCAACCCGCGGGACTGGCATGCCATTGCACTGTTGAAGGATGCAGACGGTCGTTACATCTTCGGTGGTCCTGCGGCCTTCGCGGCCAAGGTGATGTGGGGCTTGCCGGTGGTTGCAACCAAGGCACAGGCCTTGGGCACCTTCACCGTCGGTGGGTTCGACCTGGCTTCTCAGGTCTGGGATCGCATGGATGCAACCGTTGAAGTCAGCCGCGAAGACCGCGACAACTTCGTCAAAAACATGCTGACGATCCTCTGTGAAGAGCGTCTGGCCCTGGCTCACTACCGGCCAACAGCGATCATCACCGGTCCATTCGCAACCACTCCATAACCGAGGCAGGGCAGGTAACTGCCCTGGTTTCACCATGATTAAGATTCGCGCATTGCGGCAGTTCTCGCACTACCACGCCGGCAACTTCGATCAGTTCGAGGTCCGTGTGGTGAAGGACGAATATGCCGAAGCATTGATCGGAATGGACTTGGCAGAAGAGGTCGAGGCCGATCCAATCCTGGAGCCAGAGCCAGAGCCAGAGCCAGAGCCAGAGCCAGAGCCAGAGCCAGAGCCAGAGCCAGAGCCAGAGCCAGAGCCAGAGCCAGAGCCAGAGCCGTCCACCGCCAAAATGAAGAAAAAGGAGAGTTGAAATGGTGGCGATAGATGCGCAGGAAGTGGTCCAGATTGAAACATTGCGCCTCCAGTGCGAGATCGACCACGAGGACCACGACCTGCTGCTTCGCCAGTATGCCCAGGCTGCTTTGGATTACTGCTTGTACACCTGCGATGAGCCTTCGATCGACACGGCGGCCAAGGTGCCGGTCAGAATGACGCAGGCAGCTCTTATGCTGGTCGCTCATTGGTTCGCGAATCGCGAAGCTGTGGTGACCGGCACCATTACAGCTCAAGTGCCCCTCGCTGTTGAAAGCCTGCTTTTCACCTGCAGAAACTTTTACGGCGCCGCGCTACCGGAGGCCTGATCATGCGTGCAGGTCGTCTGCGTCACCGGATTCTCATCCAGGAACCCGTCCAGATTCAGGATCCCGAAAGTGGAGGAATGGTTAATGGCTGGCAGGATCGTTGGGACAAGGTTCCAGCCGAATTCGAATTTGTGAACGGCCGTGAGTTGCTGGCCGCGCAGGCAGTCCAATCCGAAGTTACGGCCAAGATCACGATCAGATATCGGGACGGAGTAACTGCGAACATGCGGGGGATTCACCGGGGTCGTGTTTGGAACTTCACATTACCAATGACCGACAACGACTCGGGCCTGGATTACTTGGTGATCCCAGTATCGGCAGGGGTGAACGATGGCTGATTGGGTGAGCTACCGCTTGACCGGTGCCGACGAGCTGTCGGCCAAATTTCGCGAATTGTCCCAGGGCATGCGCGCTCAAGTTGCGGTGCCGGCGGCCAAAGACGCGATGGAGTTGGTCATGATTGACGCGAGGGATCGCGCTGACCGGATCGACGACCCGGAAACCCGAAACGAGATATCCGGCAACATTGCGATGATCGAGCGGAAGTCGCTCGGCGAAGAGCTGGGTGCGGCGATTGTCTCCGTTGGCGTGAAAAAATCGAGGGCAGGCCAGCGAGGTGGCAACACCTTTTACTGGTGGTTTGTCGAACTGGGCACCGAGCATTCGGTGGCGATCCCGTTTATGCGCGGTGCCCTGGCCAGCAAGCGTGAAGAGGTTTTCAAGGAGTTCATCAGCTCGGCGAAGTTCCAGTTGATCAAGTTGGGAGCGAACTGATGGCGGCACCAATTTTTAAAGTTTGTGCGGCGGCGCCGGCGGTGACTGCCTTGCTTGGCGTCTCGCCGACACGAATCTATCCGTTCGGTGAGGCTCCCCAAGGTGTGACCAAACCGTATGCGGTCTGGCAGGTCATCAGCGGTTCACCCATCAACTACATCAGCGGTCGGCCGGACACGGACCGATACGGTCTGCAGGTCGATGTGTACGCCGATACCGGCGCAGCGGCAGAACAGGTCGCCACCGCCATCCGCCGCGCCATTGAATTGCAGGCCAACGTCACCGGTTTCAACCTGGATGGTCGAGACCCCACCACCAAGAACTACCGCAAAAGTTTCGATGTTGCCTGGCTGGTGAGTCTGTAGCCGGAAACCAGAAAGAACGACCCGCTTCGGCGGGTATTTTTATGCCCGCTCATAAGTGATTTCGCAGGAAATCGGGGAGTACCAAATTGACCATTAAGACCCAAGGCACGGATCTTTACGCCATCGATCCGGCTAATAAAAGCATTATTGTTGTCGGCTGCTTCACCTCGCTCGACGGCATCGACACCTCGATTGCCCAGATCGACACCACCTGCATGAACTCGAAGGCTCGCGAGTACGAGGCCGGTCTGGCTGAGCCAGGTTCTGCGTCGTTTGGTCTGAACATCGATCCGCAGAATCCCGCTCACCTGCGCCTTCATCAGTTGAAAACCGCTGGTACCAAATTGCTGTGGGCGGTGGGCTGGTCGGACGGTCGCATCAACGACGAAGGAATTCCACCATTGGTTGGCGCTGAAGGCGCTCTGGCGGCGCTGGTGCTGAACTCGGCTGGCTCCGGCTACACCACTGCACCAACTGTGGCCATCACCGGCGGTGGCGGTACTGGTGCGACGGCTACCGCGCAGATCGCCAATGGAAAGGTCACCGGGTTCACTCTTACCAACGAGGGCTCTGGCTACACCAGTGTTCCTACCGTGGCGCTAACGGGTGGTGCTGGCACCGGCGCATCGGCGCGCGCAGTAGTGGCCGAAGGCGTCGACTTCGATCTGCCGACCACCCGCACCTGGCTCACCTTCGAAGGCTACATGAACAGCTTCCCGTTCACGTTCGGCCTGGGTGACATCGTTAAATCCACTGTTGGTATTCAGGTGTCCGGCGATCCGGTGCTTGTACCGAAGGTCATCGCCTAAGGGGCAACCATGGATCTGAGTATTGCTTCGTTGAAAGCTGCCGGTGCGTTCATCGCACCGCCAGTCAAGAAGGACATCACCTGGCACGCAGAAGGTAAGCCACAACAGGCTACCGTTTACGTACTTCAGGAGTCGTTCATTTCTCTGACCCAGCGCTGGGATGCGCAGGAGCGAGGCGGGGACCTCGCCGCGCAGCGTATCGCCTCGTGCATTACCGATAAAGATGGCAAGCCGGTGTTCACCGTGGCTGACATCGTCGGCGCCCCGGAAACCGGACATGGCCCACTGAGCGCCGAGTTGAGCGTGGTGCTGTTGGCTGCGATCGGTGAGGTGAACGCGGTGCCGGAGAACGCTCTCGAAAAAAAATCGAAGCCGAGGAAGAGTTCTGGCACGAGCTCGTCCTCGCTGGGGTCGGCGGGCGCACGATCGCAGAAGCAAAAGCAAACCTGACGTACACCGAGGCGATGTCATGGATGGCGTACATCAGGCAGACCGGACCGCTGAACCTCGGCGTCCGGTTGGAACAGGGGATGGCGATGCTCGCGACAGTGTTCAACAACGTCATGGGCGGTAAGGCAGAGTTCTCCAACTTCCTGCCTGATCGCGGTTTCAAGGCTGAGCCGAAAGAGGCCACGCCTCAAGATTTGCTGGCGCTGCTTCAGCGCGTGAAGGGGTGATTTATGGCGGTTGATTCTCTTGGGCAGCTCACGGTTGACCTGGTGGCCAACACGGGCGGGTTTGAAAAGGGAATGGACCGTGCCCAGCGTGCGCTGAAGTCTGCCACCAAGGAAGCGACCTATCAGGCAGGCCAGCTGGATAAGCTGGTCGGTCAGATCGATCCGGTGGTGGGTACCTACGGACGTCTCGACAAAATGGAAGAACAGCTGCGTAAGCATCGCGCAGCTGGACGTCTCGATGAGACTGACTTCAAGGAATACATTGCCAAGCTCAACGACCAACGTGCCGCGCTCAGCAAAAGCAGCAATGACATGGATAAGGGCGCAATGTCGGCGAAAGCCTACGCTGCGGCCCTGCGCGGGGTGCCTGCGCAGTTCACTGACATCGCCACTTCGCTACAGGGCGGTCAGGATCCGTTAACTGTTCTCTTGCAACAAGGTGGGCAGCTGAAGGATTCCTTCGGTGGCATCGGGCCTGCCGCGAAAGCGCTGGGTGGCTACGTGCTTGGATTGGTCAATCCATTCACCCTGGCTGCTGCAGCGGTAGCCACGCTGGGATTGGCGTACTACCAAGGCTCGAAAGAGGCTGACGCTTATCGCGTCGCATTGGTCAGTACCGGCAACGCCGCCGGCACCAGTACGAATCAGCTGGCCGGGATGGCTGAGCGAATTGGTTCTACAGTCGGGACCACTGGCAAGGCTGCGGAAGTGCTCGCTCAACTGGCCGGTGCGGGAGACATCACGAGCTCAAGCTTCGAGCAGATCGCCAAGGCGGCGATTGACTGGGAGAAGGCAACCGGCACCGCGACCGAGCAGACCATTGCTGAGTTTGCCAAGATCGCCAAAGACCCGGTAAAGACACTCGGTGACCTAGACGACAAGTATCATTTCCTGACTGCATCGGTTTATGAGCAGGTCCGCGCGCTGCAGGAAAATGGCGATAAGCAGGGTGCCGCCGCTATTGCAGAGGACGCCTATGCCAGGGCTCTTGAGCAGCGCTCAGCCAAGATCAAGGAAAACCTTGGCACGCTAGAGAACGCATGGAATTCTCTCGCCGGATCAGCAAAGAAAGCGTGGGACGAGATCATCGGCATCGGTCGGGAAAGCTCGCTCGATGAGCAGATCCAGAACACTCAGAAGCTGCTCGACGATCGCAAGAGCAGTTTCGCGGCGCGCATGTTCCCCGGAACGCTTGGTGACGACAGTGATTCAACGCGTTTCCTAAAAACGCGGCTCGATATGTTGGTCAAGCAACGGAATGCTTTGGCCGCGTCCACCAAGGCTGAAGGCGATAACGCTGTCGCCCAGACCGAAGGGCGTAAGGCTTTCGAGGAATACCAGAAGGCGCGGGAAGCGAACTTCACCAAAACCCAGAAGATGAACAAGGCGCTCGAGGATGAGCAGGTCCGGATCACCAAGGCTCGTACCGCTGGCTACAAAATTTCGGCAGGTGATGAAGCGGCGGCTTATCAGGCGATCCGTGATAACCCAATTTACAAGGACGCGGCACCGAAAAAGGTAAAGGCATACCAGGAGGACGCCGGAACCAAAGCTCTGGACGATGCTCGTCAGCAGTACGCGGTTCTGCAGCAGCAAAGCGCGTTAATCGGCGACCAGTCTGCCGCCAGTCAGCAACTTGGTGCCAATGCGAAAAAACTGGTCGAGTGGGAGCAACAGCTCGCCGACATCAAAGGCAAGAAGACGCTCACCGCCGATCAGAAGGCGCTGCTGGCCAGCCAAGATCTGGTCACTGCCCAACTGAAGCGCAATGCAGCACTGGAAACCCAGAACACCCTTGCTGAAAAGGCGCTGGAAACCCGACGCAAGCTCGCGGCCTTCGACGAGAACCTGCAAAGCCAGCTCGCCAACGCGAAGCAGGGGCTGGACAACAACCTTGCGGGTGTCGGCCTTGGCGATGTGCAGAAACAGCGCCTGCAAGAGCAGCGCAGTATCCAACAGTCATATCAGTCGCAGCTGGACAAGTTGACCTCCGACTACAACAAGAGCAACAAGGACCGGTTCAGCACCGAGCTCTACGACAAGGAGACAGCATCGCTAAGAAACGCGCTGGATCAGCGCCTGGCGATGCAGCGGCAGTATTACGAGGACGTCGATAAAGCGCAGTCCGACTGGTCGAATGGTGCTTCATCGGCCTACGAGGACTACCTTCAAAGCGCCAAGGATGTTGCTGGCCAGACCAAAAATCTGTTCGGGTCGGCCTTTCGAGGGATGGAGGATTCTCTCACCAGTTTTGTCATGACCGGAAAAGCCTCATTCGGCGACTTCACAAAGTCGGTGTTGGCCGACCTTGCGCGTATCGCGATTCGACAAGGCGAGAGCCAGCTACTGAGCTCAGTGGTCGGCATCGGGGCGTCGATGTTCAGTGGCGGCGCTTCTGGAACAGGGGCGGCGGCATCGGATTACTCAGGGGCGGCCTATCAAAGCTGGATGTCTGTCCAACATTGGGACGGCGGCTACACCGGCGATGGCGGCAAGTACGAACCGATGGGCGTCGTCCACGGCGGCGAAGTCGTCATCCGTAAGGAAGTGGTTCAGCAACCGGGCATGCGCCAATACCTGGAGCGCTTGAACAAGCGCGGATATGCCGACGGTGGTTATGTGGGGCTGTCCGGTGGTTCCGCACCAGCAGGTTCGGTGGCGGGCGGCGTGGCAATCCATCAAACCATCATGGTACCCGAGTCGGGTGGCGGTGGTTCTGGTCAGGATATGCAGACAATCGGTCAGGAGTATGCCGCTGTCTCCAAACGTGGCGCAGAGCAGGCTATTGCCCAGGAGATTCGCCCGGGCGGTTCAATTTGGAGGCTCGTAAATGGCCGTTGAGACATTCACCTGGTGCCCGAAGGTCGAGGCAGTCAGCGCGCCGGAGTACCGCGTCAGGTCGTCCAAATTCGGTGACGGATTTGAGCAAGTAGTCGGGGACGGCCCGAACAATCGGGTTGATTCCTGGCCGTTGAGCTTTGTCGTGAAAGAGGATGTGGCGCGGCAAATAAAGGCGTTTCTCGATCGTCATGCTGGGTTCAAGTCGTTCTTTTGGACGCCCCCCCTTGGCGAGCTTTCCTTTTTCCGTGCCACCGCTCCGAAGATCAATCCAAATGGCGCAGGGATGTTCACCCTGACGACCACTTTTACTCAGTCCTTTCTTCCATAAGGGGCATCCATGCCGCTGATAAGTGACATCCAGGTCCTTGAGCCTGGCAGCGAAGTGCTGCTCTTCGAATTGGACGGCAGCGACTTCGGCGCAGATATTCTGCGCTTTCACGGGCATTCGATCCCGCACACGCCGGCCGAGCTGATCGCCGCCGGCGCCGATGCCGACCAGCTACCGGCCAAGGCTATCTGGTGGCAGGGCAACGAGTATGGTGCCTGGCCGATGCAGATCGATGGCATCGAGGCGAACGGCGACGGGACTGCGGTGCGGCCCACTCTGTCAGTCGGCAACGTCAACGGGCGCATCACCGCGCTCTGTCTGGCGTTCGCCGACCTGCTCGAGTTCAAGTTGACGATGCGCCACACGTTGGGCACGTATCTGGACGCGCAGAACTTCGCAGCCGGCAACCCGACGGCAGACTCAACCCAAGAGACGATCGAGGTCTGGTACATCGATCAGAAGACCAATGAGGACGGTGAGACGGTCAGTTGGGATTTGGCCAGCCCGGGCGACGTCGGTGGAGAGTCCGTTGGCCGGCAGGCCACAACGTTGTGCCACTGGTGTCTCACTGGCGGCTACCGGGGGCCGAACTGCGGGTACACTGGCGGCTACGTCACGAAGGACGGTGTGCCTACCGGTAACCCGGAACTCGATGCATGTGATGCAACGCTGGGCCGGGGCTGCATCCCGCGTTTCGGCGAGGGAAACCCGCTGCCGTTCGGTGGCTTCCCCGCCGTTTCCTTGATCGCCCGGAGCTGACCATGCGCAAGCACATCTTGATCGCGATCCAGTCGCACGCCGCCGCAGAGTATCCGAAAGAGTGCTGCGGGCTGCTGCTGGCGATCGGACGCAAACAGCAGTACTACCCGTGCCGCAATGTCGCTTCCGAGCCGAACGAGGAATTCCGGATTGATCCGGAGCAGTACGCCGAGGCAGAGGATATCGGCGAGGTGATCGGCATCGTCCACTCGCATCCGGACGCAACCAGTCGACCTTCTCCGCGCGACCTGGCCATGTGCGAGGCTACGGCGCTGCCTTGGCACATTCTGAGCTGGCCGGAGGGCGACCTACGAACGGTGATGCCATCCGGCGAGGTACCGCTGCTCAAGCGTCCATTCGTGCACGGGGCTTGGGATTGCTGGCAGGTCTGCGCCGACTGGTACAAGCGCGAGTGGGGGCTGGAGTTCGAAGCTTTCAAGCGTGCCGATGGCTGGTGGGAGAGTAAAGAAAACACCAGCCTGTACGAAGCGAACTACGAGGCAGCCGGTTTTTGCCGGGTCGACCAGCCGCAGCGTGGCGACATGATCGTGATGGAGGTGGGGCGGACGGTTTACCCGAACCATGCCGGGATCTTCCTCGGCGGCGATCCGGCATTGCCCGGCGAGGATGCCTCGACGTTTGGCCCAGGCCCTTTCCTGCTGCACCACCTGTACGGCAGGCCGTCGGAAGTCATCGTGTTCGGCGGGCCCTGGCTCGATCGTACCCGTCTGGTGCTGCGTCACCGTGATGCTCGGTGATATCTTGGAGCCTTTCCCACAGGAGTGACCTGCATGAAATTGATCGTAGGGGCGTTGGCTGTAGTGTTGTTGGCGGGATGTTCTACTGCTAGCGATATCCGGAAAAACGCGCCACTTTTGACGCTTTCCTCTGAGAAAAAAGCGAAAAATGTAGCTGAGTGTATTCGTGACGGATGGCAATCCACATCGTTAATAGGTGGGAGCGTCGGCGGCGTTTTACAGTCCACCGGTGAGCGATATTCAGTGATTGCGCCGGATCCGGAATCCCCTTGGCATGTTGTTGATATCACCCCCGCTCCAAGCGGCTCAACTGTTGCCTACCATTTCTTTCGTACATGGCAGGACCCTTCTACGAAGGTGACAAGCGTTGTTGAGAGCTGCGCACGATAGAGCGTGTGCCTTTTGCTAAACCGCCTTTTGGCGGTTTTTTATTGTCCGGAGAAAAGTATGGCGGCAACGGTAGCGCATTACTCACCACGCACTCGGGTTCAGTTGACCAGGCAGCTTGCCAATAAATTTGGCGAAGTCCATCACTTGCTCTTGGATTCCGGACAAGGCTTGGAGGTTTTCAAAGCGCTCAATGCGACGATCCCAGGCTTTCAGGAGGAGATTAAACGACTCGATCGGCTCGGGATGTGTTTTGCAATTTACAGAAATGGGAAAAATGCAGGGCTAACTGACCTGAATCTATCTGGAACGCGGGTTCTCAAAATCGTCCCAGTAATCTCTGGTAGCAAGCGCGCAGGCGTTCTTCAAACAGTTGTGGGTGCGGTGCTGATTGCTGCCGCATATTTCAACCCATTCGGTGCTTTCACTGGGTCGGCAGTGTCTGCTCTTTACGCGGCAGGTATTGCATCAACCGCTGGCGGCGTGATTCAGATGCTCAGTCCCCAACAGAGTGGTCTTTCATATAGCTCATCCCCCGAAAACGCCCCGTCCTACGCCTTCGGAAGCGCCAAGAACACCACCGCCAGCGGCAACCCGGTGCCGATCTGCATCGGCGAACGCCGCTGGGGCGGGATGATCATCTCGGCCTCGATCGTGGCCGAAGACAAAGCGTAACCAGGACAGCAGCACACCAACCGCCCGCGAGGCGGTTTTTTTATGCCTGGAGGAAAACATGGGCGCAGCAGCACAGATCGAGATCCGCGGCGAGAAGAGCGGCAGCAGCAAGCCAAAATCTCCGACCGAAGCCAGCGACAGCCTGCGCTCCACGAACCTGGCCAAACTCCTGATTGCCGTGGGCGAGGGTGAGTTCGACGGCACTCCGACCGATTACGACATCTACCTGGACAACACGCCGATCCGTGATGCCAGCGGCAATTACAACTTCCCCAACGTGAAGTGGGACTGGCGGCCTGGCTCGGTGGATCAGACCTACATCCCGGGCATTCCGTCCGTGGAGAACGAAACCTCACTGAACGTTGAGCTGCGCAGCGGCACCCCATGGGTGCGCTCGATCACCAATACCCAGCTGTCGGCCGTGCGTGTACGTTTCGCGTGGCCGGCCCTGCAGCGTCAGGATGATCAAGGCAACGTGGGCGGTTATCGCATCGAGTACGCCATCGATGTGGCCACCGACGGCGGCGCCTATCAGCAGGTCTACCCTGATGCCGTAGACGGCAAAACCACCACGCGTTACGAGCGCTCGCGCCGGATCGATCTGCCGCACGCCACCACCGGCTGGCAGATCCGAGTGCGTCGCCTGACCGCGAACCAGAACAGCAACAAAATCGCCGATACCATGCTGATCGCCGGAATCACTGAAGTGATCGACGCCAAGCTGCGCTACCCGAACACCGCGCTGCTCTACATCGAGTTTGATGCTGAGCAGTTCACCAACATCCCGGCCGTGACCGTGAAGTGCAAGGCGCGGCGTTGGATGGTGCCGAGCAACTATGACCCGGTCGCCCGCACGTACGCCGGCACTTGGGACGGCAGCATGAAGTCGGCTTGGACCAACAACCCAGCGTGGATCACTTACGGCGTTTGCACCGAGGACCGCTTTGGCCTTGGCAAGCGCATCAAGTCGTTCATGGTCGACAAGTGGGAGCTGTACCGGATCGCGCAGTACTGCGACCAGCTGGTGCCGAATGGCTTGGGCGGTACCGAGCCGCGCTTTCTGTGCGACATGAACTTGCAGGGCAAGGCCGATGCCTGGTCGCTGCTGCGCGATATCGCCGGCATCTACCGGGGCATGACCTACTGGGCTCAGGGCCAGCTGGTGATGCAGGCCGATATGCCGCGCGCGCAGGACTTCGACTACGTCTTCACTCGGGCCAACGTCATCGATGGCAAATTCTCCTACGGCAGCGCCTCGGCGAAGACTCGCTACACCCGGGCGTTGGTCAGCTACGACAACCCGGCGAACAACTACGACACCGATGTCATTCCGTTCGCTGACCTGGATCTGCAACGGCGGTACGGCGACCGGCCGACTGAACTGAGCGCCATTGGTTGCACCCGAGCCTCCGAAGCCCAGCGCCGCGGTAAGTGGGCCATCCTGAGCAACAATCAGGACCGCACCGTGTCGTTCAAGACCGGCATGGAGGGCGTGATCCCGCTGCCCGGCCACATTATCCCGGTGGCTGACTCGCTGCTGGCGGGGCGCGAAGTGGGCGGCCGAATCTCGGCGGCCGCCGGCCGCGTGGTGACGCTCGATCGCAATACCCAGGCCAAGGCCGGTGATCGTCTGATCATCAACCTGCCCGGTGGCCGTGCCGAGGGTCGCACCGTGCAAAGCGTCAACGGCCGCTCGGTGACCGTGACCACCAGCTATAGCGAGCCACCGTTGCCGCAACTGCAATGGGCACTGGACGCCGATGACCTGGCGATCCCGCTGTATCGCGTGCTGCGGACCAGGCGCACCGCCGAGGGCGACTTCGAGATCAGCGCGCTGCAGTACGAACCCAGCAAGTTCGCCTTCATCGACACCGGTGCCCGTCTCGAAGAGCGGCCGATCAGCGTGATTCCGATCACGGTGGTACCGGCGCCGGCCAGCGTCACCCTGACTGCAAGTTCAGTAATCTCCCAAGGCATTGCCGTCGCCACCATGACGATCACCTGGCCGGCGGTGCCCGGCGCGGTCGGCTATGACGTGGAGTGGCGAAAGGACAGCGGCAACTGGATCAAAGTGCAACGCACCGGGCTGACCAGCGTCGACACTACCGGTATCTATGCTGGCACCTATGTGGCCCGCGTCCGCGCGGTGAGCGCTTTCGACATCTCGTCGATCTGGCGCAACTCGATCCTGACCAACCTCAAGGGCAAAGCAGGTTTGCCACCGGCGGTGTCATCCCTGACCGCGACAGCGCTGCTATTTGGCATTCGCCTAAAGTGGGGCTTCCCGGCTGGCGCCGAAGACACCCAGCGCACGGAGCTCTGGTATGGGCCGGCCAACAACCTGGGCGCTGCAACCAAGCTGGCAGACTTGGCCTACCCGCAAAGCGATTACTCGATGCAGAGCCTGCTGGCGGGAACCACATTCTTCTTCTGGGCGCGCCTGGTCGACCGGATCGGCAACATCGGCCCGTTCTACCCAGTAGTAAATGGCGTGATGGGACAGGCCAGTTCAGAGGCCGGCCCGATCCTGGACATGATCGCCGGTCAGATCACTGAGTCCGAACTTGGACAGCATCTGCTGGGCGAAATCGACAAGATCTCCGGCGATGGACCGGAGTCGGTGAATGGCCGAATTGACGCGGCAAAGGATGCGCTTAACGACCGGATCGACAAAATCACTGACGCACTGGAATACGTTCCGGCGAAAAGCTACCTGAAGAACGACAACGTGCGCAAAGGGCAGCGCCTGTACATCGCCATTCAGGCCGTGCCTGCCAATGCCGGCGGGGCCAATGCGCCGCCTAACTCGACCTACTGGCTCGACATCGGCGGCATCGTGTCGACGGTCAACGCCCAGGCTGTGCAGATCGATAAAAACACGACCGACATCGAAACGGTGGACGGCAAGGTCACGGCATCGGCGACTTCCCTGCAATCACTGCAGGCGACGTACCGAGAGGACGACGGGGAAGGGGACTTGGCCGGGGGCCTGAATGCGTGGGATAGCGCCGCGAGGTCTGCGGTCGAAGTGCGAACCCGCGCGACGGAAAGCGAGGCAACGGCCATCCGCCTGACCACACTCGATGCGCAGGTCGCAAACAACCAAGCCGGAATCCGTACTCTGGAGACGGTGCTGGCCACCGACCGCACTGCATCAGCGAGCCGCCTGGAGTTGTTGAGTGCAAAGGTTGGCAGCAATACCGCAGACATTGGCTTTGAGTCCGAGGCCCGCGTTGGGGGTGATGACGCGTTGGGGAGAAGGGTCGATACGATTGACTTGGTGATTGACGACCACAAGGCAAAGATCAAAGCAGTACAAGACGCTCAGGTTGATGCCGACGCGGCGGTGGCTTCGATGCGGACAACCGTCGAGGCTGTTTACACGGTAGGTCGGGATGATAATGCTGAGGGCGCTTTGGCTGGAGCCTTGGATGCGTGGGGATCTACGGCGAAGTTTGCCGAGGAAACCCGCGTCAGGGCTGACGGTGATACAGCTCAGGCGCGGCGCTCGGAACAACTGGAAGTGTCTATCGGCAGCACGAACGCAGCCGTGCAGACAGTCAGTGAGGCGGTGGTATCGCTTGACGGCAAGGCCCGCACGATGTGGTCGGTAAAAATGCAGCTGAACAGCCAGGGTCAGTATGTGGCGGCGGGCATCGGCCTGGGCATTGAGAACGGCCCGGCTGGATTGCAAAGCAAGTTCCTGGTGAGCGCTGATCTTTTTGCCGTGGTTAACGGCATCAACGGCACGTTGTCTTCTCCGTTTGCAGTAACTGGCGGGCAAGTGTTCATGAACTCGGCCTTCATTCAGGACGGCACCATCACCAACGCCAAGATAGGTTCAATCATTCAATCTGATAACTACCAATTTGGTGTGCAAGGTTGGGCGATTAACAAGAGTGGTGGTTTTGAAATGAACGGTGCAAACACTAACGGCAGGATGCAACTTTCACCAACTGCCTTGAAGTTCTACCACCCTAATGGTGTGCTGGGTATTGATTTGAGTTTATAGCAATGACAGGGATCACACTCAAAAACGCGGCCAATCAAGTATTGGTTGATATGACCATGTTTATTAGCCAAACCCAAGGTTCAGTCGATACCGGAGCTGTGAATGGTGGCGTTACCATTCCAGCCCTGCCGGCTGGTAAAACTCGATTCTTAATAGTCGTACCACTTGTGAATGTTGGGAGCACCGGAAAGTTGCCGGGCGTCACTCTCTCGGGCAGCACGCTGACATGGGCATACAGTTACCCAACAAACAACTGGGGGTTCTTTTCAGCCAACGCACGAATCTACTACGGGTACTATTGATGCCACAGTTAGTCGTCAAGAAGGCAGACGGTAGTCTATTGTTTGATACCAACAACATCACATATGGATTGGTTAAAAGCGGGTACATGACGTACCAGCAGGCCTGGACGCGCAGACTCTTGAAGTCAGCACAGCTAGACCCCTCGGACGGGGCGAACTGGACGGTATCAACGGTTAAGTCCTCGCTGAGTTTCGCTGACGGACTGTGGGGATTTACCGTAACAAACGCTTTATCTCCAATCGTATTTATTACCGGATCGGGGACTTTAAACGGTTCAGAGGTTTCCGGTAATTCTATTACCTTCTTCTACTCGAACGCGGACGCGAATACCAAGTATTACTGCTTTGATCTGGTATCTGACAATATTGACGGTTCCCCATATCTGAAGACATTCAATTCAGCGGGAAGGATTACGTTCAATTCGTTGCAACCGCCCTTGAATATTGCAGGGTCATACCAGGCCCCCGTACCTGGAAACTTGGACCAGTACGGACGGTACGGTACTTGTTACGCGGGTGGCTCTAACAGGGTGCGCCAAGCCTACTATATCAGCGGTGGCATCTCCTACGTTGGTCAGGTGGATTCGTATATCGATATCCCGCTCACTGCGGGAGTTGAATACGCCGTTTACCTGCCGTGGTCCCGTGGTGGCGGTATTGGCGACTTCATGTCGGGTGGTACCGGCAACTTCTTGGTCTATTCCGTTCTTGAAGGCGCTTACGGCAGGGTGGGCGGAATCTCTTTCATGATGGGGGCGTCAGCGTCAACTACTCAGACAACTCCTTTTAACCAAGGTTGGTCGCTGTATGCCTCATTTTTCAACATCGCAACCGACCGCTATCCGGTAGCGCTTTACATCACCACCACCAGCCTCCCATTTCCCTTCGGATAAGGAACAACTATGCCCTGGTACAGATCAGGAACAGTCGCCGTCACCAGCGGCGGCACCACAGTGACCGGCACCGGTACGGCCTTCGCCGCAAACGCTCGTGTGGGCGATGCTTTTCAAGGCCCGGATGGTCGCTGGTACGAAGTCTCGAACATTGCCAGCACGACGGTGCTTTCGATTCTCCCCGCGTATCAAGGCGCTACCGCCTCTGGCGCGGTGTATGCCTTGGCGCCTATGCAGGGTTACGTCAAAGAGTCCGCCGACCGCCTACGGCAATTGGTCGACCAATGGGGCGCGACCTTGGCCGGGCTCGGCACGGTCTCTGTCGAAAACGTGGTACCCGTTGCAAAAGGCGGGACGGGTGGCAACACCCAGGCTTTGGCCCGTGCCGGCTTGGGCCTGGGCTCCGCTGCTGTCGCTGCCATTCTCGGAACCGCTTCGCAAGGTGGCGGCGTACCTTCCGGCGCTATTTTTGAAAAGGTGGTGAACGCGAATGGTGAGGCCACGAAATTTGCAGACGGCCGGCTGATTTGTACGGGGCCGATTGCGGACTTCACCGTTGCCGCCGGTGCCATCGCGACGGTGTCGCCGCTGGGCGTGTTCCCGGTGTTGTTTGCCGACACCACCTACACCTATCAGGCCTTTGGCACACCTCAATCAAGTCTTGATGTGTATGGCTACACCACAGATAACTCAAGGGCCAACTGGTCTGCCAAGGCGGTTTACCGCAATGGTCCGACCGCTCAAACAATCTCCGGTGGCCGGTATTTAGCAATAGGAAGGTGGTTCTGATGATCATCAAACTTTCACCGCAGGGAGGCCGAGTGCCGCTTTCAGTTCAAAAATCCGGCGATGTGCTGATCATCAATGACGAGTCGTTCGATTTTCGGCAGCTGCCGGAGGGTGCGGTGCTGCCCTGGTCGGCCGTTCACTGTCAGCATGTGGTGGGTGATGTGACCCGGCGCAATGGTGACCTCATTATCGCCCTGGGGATTCCTTGCGACGCGGATTCCAGTATCGCGGTCCGCTTCCCCAGCGACATTGTCAATCCACCCGATGGTGATGTGAGGCTTCCAGAATGAACATCGACTTTAGCCAAATGATCACCGCCGAGCAGCAGCAGGAAGATCGCAAGAATGCGGAGCTTGAAGCTGCGCTCAATGCGCGCCGGACTGCCTACCTTGCCGAGTCAGATCCGCTGCGCTTGGAGGCTGACTATGACGCCCTTTCTCAAGGTCTGGAGCCTGACTACGCGGAGTGGCTTGCCTCGGTGGCAGCCATCAAAGCCAGGTATCCGTTGCCGGTGAATGCCGAAGCGTCCGAGATCAACGAAGCCTAAGCGCTTAGCGCAATCCAAGGCCCCGCCATCGAGCGGGATTTTTTTTGCCCGGAGAAAAGTGATGCCTGTATCCGAGAAAGACCGCGACATCCTCGCCCGCACACTGTGGGGCGAGGCCCGCGGCGAATCCCTGGCTGGCCAGATCGCCGTGGCCTGGACCATCCGCAACCGGGTGAACGACGGCAAGGACAAATCGTGGTGGGGGGAGGGCTATGCCGGCGTGTGCCAGAAGCCCTACCAGTTCAGCTGCTGGAACAAGAACGACCCGAACTTCGCCTACCTGAGTGGAGCGAGGAAAATCCCGTTCCGCGAGCTCGCGCAGGCGCGGATTGCCGCTGACCAGGTGATCGATGGCAAGGTGCCGGATCCCACCGGCGGTGCCACCCATTACTACGCGACCACCATGCCGAAGCCACCAGCCTGGGTGAAAGGCGCCAAGCAGACGCTGGCGCTCGGTCACCACGTGTTCTTCAAGGATGTGCCATGAAGCCGAACTGGCTGCGAGTCCTTCCTTATATCGCTGCGTTGGCTCTGGTAGCCGGAGCTCTGTTTGGCGCCTACCACCATGGTGTGACGGTCACGGATGAAAAGTGGCAGTCCGATTGGAATTCCCGTGACACCCGGGACGCCGAGGCGAGGACGCGCAATGAGGCCGTCGAGCGCACCAAAGAGCAGGCCTACCAACAGTCAATCAACAAGGCGGTTCAAGATGGGCAACGAAATATCGATCAAGCAATGGCTGATGCTGCTGCCGCTCGCGCTACCGCTGGCAGCGTGCAGCTCGCCGCCGACAACCTTGCCCGTCGACTCGCAGCCAGTGAAGCCAGCGGCCATTCCTGTACTGCCGCCGCAAGCCAGGCAGCTGCCCGCTTCGCTGCTGTGCTTGCCGACGTGCTCAAGCGCGCTGACCAGCGAGCGGGCGATCTGGCTGCAATTGCTGACCAAGCCCGAGCCCGGGGAATGACCTGCGAGCAGGCGTATGACGGGTTGATCCGATCGTCAGCTCTTCATTGAAAGACCGGCGTTCGATTACGATACTGGTTATATATCCAGTATCGAGAAGGCCATGTATTTCCTGATTACGCGCATGAGAGAGAAGGGCGTCGCCCGGGAGTGGAAGGAAATCCGGCAAACGCCAGGGATTCGTGCCGACATCAACATCAGGAATCAGATGTGCGAGCAATTGAACCGGACCAGCGATATCGCCGAGATCCGGCCAGCGGGCATGCCGCTTGATGCAGTTCCGTTTCCGCCGCTGCTGGATGCGCGAATCTCAGGGATGGCAACCAACGCGTTTACGCTGAGTGGCCTGGAGGAAGTCGACGGCTGTCTGTATGCGCAGTCGTGGTGGTGCAGGGAGATTTGAGTGTAAGCAGAACGCCGGAGGGAGGATGTTGCTGAAATTTCGCAAAGGCCTGTATGAGCTCCCTCAGCTATATATGCATCCCCAGATGCAACGAAGCCCGTACTAGGCGGGCATCGTTGGTGTCTCATTTGGTGGGACCGGGTAACTTCGATCAATCGTCGTCGCCAAGCCAACCTGGATCACCAGGCTCCATATCCCAGTCCTTGCTCCGAGCGCTATCCTCGTCGCCATCATCATAGTCGTCAGTATCATTTGGCATGGTTTTGATCTCATTAAAATGGCGAAAGAACTAAATTACCTCTCCGCTACCGTTTGGAGCAATGTTTATTGGGTTCTAAAGAGTCACAAATGACGGTGTTTTTTTTTGGGGGGGGGGCGGACTCAAGGCCTTGAATGTAAAGACCTGTTTTTGATTTTTATACGGCATCCCAAGCTTTGACACCGCTTCATTCCGGCGTCATCAGCACCGCGAGCGTCATCTTGATGAACTCTTCGTTCTTGTCGATAGTTTCCAGGGCGCCGCGCACGTTGTCGGCGACGTCGGCCGAGCCGCGCTGCTCGACCCAGTTCGAAAGCTCCATGATGGCGGCTTCCAGGGCGAGTTGATTTTCGTTGAGCTTGAAGAGCAGGGAAGGGAGCAGGTCAGAGTTTGGCATCGCGAATCCTCCGTGGAGTTTTCAGCGTAGCAGTTGTCAATCGTAGAGGATGGTAGAGGCGTACGGTCGGCAGGACGCCGAAGGAGGGCAGGAGCTATACCGGCTTTGCGAGGGACTGAAACCGACCCGCTGCCGCAATGGGATAAGGACAGCGAAAATTATTATGCCAACGGGTAAAGTTACCTCCCATCTATTTAGCCATGAGTTCAACTATGACACGCCATTGGTCTGAAGACCCCTATTGGACAGAGGCTGCTGACCGCTTCTACGAGCGTCGCGAAGAAGGGACGAAGCAGCTCGTCATTGACCTCGATGCCATCAGCGAGACGCTATACGATGGGGATGGCCCAGCATACCGAGCGCTTGAGGCCATGCTGTCGGTGCACGAGCATGAGGGCTGGGATGGATGCCGCGGGGCTCCACGAATTGTCCTGGCGCTGCTTCAGATACTCAGTGAGCAGGGCCAAAACTCTAAGCAATAAACTCGTAATTTAGAGTTGTAAGCGGTCGGCAGAACGCCGGGGAAGGGGAGACTACTGTAGGAATATACAACGCTAAGTTATTGATTCTTATAGGGGGATGTTACTGTTTTGCACCCCATTAAAAACACCATTTTTTACTTATGAATCAATTTCTTGCTGACGTTTCGGGGTCACCTTGACATGGTGGTGGTCTTGGTCAGCCTGGGAGCTGTTTTTTCCGAGTTCCCGAGCAATACGGATAGGCTGTGCAGCCAAAAAATGCGCGGCCGGCGTACCGTCCTCTTTTGGCAGTCCGGGTTTTCATGGCGCTCCCACATACCGGGCATAGCCCCAGTTTTTCCCATTCCGCAGCGGGCGGCTTATCTGGGTTTGCCCGATTGACCTGCGCCGAGGGGGTAAGCGTAGGAGTTGTTGAGGGACGATTAATTGGCGGAGGTACACTAGGTGCTGGAGAGCGTCCAAATATTTTGCCGTAGAGCCAGAAAAAGCCGAAGACTCCGCCAATAAATATGAGAACCCCGAGCCCCCCCGAGCCGCCTCCGCGTCCTCCACGTCCACCTCGGCCGCCCCTACCGCCGCCTCTCGCAAAAGTTGTTTCACTCAGCACTCCTGCGGCGAGAAGCAGTAGCATGCGACGGGAAACATCCTTGCGGTTCATGGGTAAGCATCCTGCTAATAATCGGGGGAGTGCTTAAGGTAGCAGGCCGCGGCTCATATGATCACCATCAGTGCGCAAAACCTCCTCTGGAGGCCGCGTGATTCCGTTTGCATACGCACAAAAAAACGGATGTTTTGCTGGTCTATAAATATGAATTATTCGTTATAAAACAGTAGCTTATATCGCTACAGTCCCCAGCATGGGGTGCTAGGGGTCGAGTGTTCGAATCACTCCGTCCCGACCATATAATTCAAGGGGTTGCGAGATTTTATCTCGCGACCCCTTTTTATTTTTCTGTGATTTTACCCCTACAAAACGACTGGCTCTTGGTGGAATACTTCCTCTTGTGGAGGAGATGGACTCAAGATTTCTGGGTGCCAATGTCCGCCGCAGTAAGTTCGGCGATTGAGGGCAGGGATGGACCTAGTTGACGGCTCGACGGGTATTTACTGTGGGGGTGGCCGGGGGCGACGTCCTATAGGGTCTCGATAAGCTGCCCTTGCAACTCGACGGACATACAAAGTTTCGGCATTAATCGTCAGCAGGCATCGAAGGAGATCAGCACGTAAATCAAAGACCATGCGCCTGGAAATCTTACATATGACAAGCAGGTTAAGGGCTACGTACCCAGTAGTCAGTTCAAACCTCTGTTCATCGAAGACAGTGCCGACGCGTATTTGAACCTTCTGAACCAGACCCACTCACGGATGCTTCATGTAGAAGGTTTGACGCTGGCTTACGCGCACACTAAAAAGCTGCAAGTGCCCGATCGCTCTATCAAGCCTGAAATCCTTCGCCCGTTGCTTAAGGCTTGTCGCGAACAACGGCGGCTTGATATCGAATACGTATCGCTTAATGCTCCCGACCCAGAGGGACGTACTATCGCACCGCATACATTGGGTTACACCAGCATGAGATGGCATGTGCGCGCGTATTGCGAGAAGAACCGTGGGTATCGGCATTTTGTACTGAGCCGTCTGCGCGGGATACCGGAGTTGCGCGACGATGAAACGGACAATGGCATGGTAGATGATGACGGCTGGAATGGCATCGTTACGATGATTATCAACTTGACGAGCGTCTGAGCCCCGCACAAAAAAACATAATCCAGATGGACTTCAGCATGATTGAGGGACAGTTGGAAATTCCCAGCCGCCAGACTCTGGTGAGGTACGTCTTGCAACGCTTCCAGATTGATACAAAAAATTTGGATCCCAAGGTGGAAGTTCAGCAATTTGTAGTTTAAAACTTCCGGCCCGGTTTGCCCGAACATTCCCCGGCGACGCGGGGGCAGGGTGCGGGCTAATGGCTGCGTCGCATATACGGGTTCTTTTGCGCATGCGAGCTTTACGTTGATGAAGTATCCCGGGAGCATCGGAAAAGGCAAAGGCACTTCCTGGAAGGTTTCAGTCTTTATTGGTTGGCGCATGCTTCATGCGCTGGCCTGGTCCGCCTTTCGATGCCAGCCCCCGTCTGGCATCCATTTATTGAGACATAGTTGATATCGGGCGCTGATCACTCCCACTGATATCCCACGCCTACCGATACCCAACCTCACCTTGGGAGTCAGTACTGCCCTGGAGTTTCGTTACCCATTTTCCGTCCTTGGACATTGTTGCGACGCCAACGGCTACGGTCGATTCTCCTCGAAAGTTGCCGACGCCGACCGATGTCATGCTCGCTCCGGGCGAGTGGGGTTGTGGCAATGCAGCCATCGCCATGGCGCCCGCGATCCCCGCGCTCAACTCGTCATCGAGTTGATGGATGTCCTTGCGTAGACTGTTGTAGACCGCCTCGGTGTGGACCCTTGCGCCACTCAGGCCACTGTTCAACTGACCCAGGTTGACCGCATCGGTGGCCTGGGTACCCGCCGCCACGTTGGTGATCTGGCGAGTGGCTCCGGCGCTGCCTACCGAGACGCTGTCGCGACGGTCGGCAACCGAATTGGCGCCAAGGGCTACCGAATTGCGCGCTGTCGCCTGTGCGGCGGAGCCGACCGCGGTTGCATTATTGCCGCTGGCCTGTGCCCTGCTGCCCAGTGCGCTGCTATCGGCGCCAGAGGCCACCGCACCTGCACCACCGGCCACTGCATTGTTGCCAACCGCTTTGGGTTTCGCCAGGTTTGCACTGTTATTGGTCTGGAACATGCCGTCAGTACCCGCCTGCAGGTTGCTGACGTTGCCGCTGACCTGGGAGACCCGAGCGTCGACTGCATCAACCTTGCTGTCGACTTGGGCCACAGCCGCTGCGGAACCTGTGGCAGCATCCCTGAGCTGAGCCACGTTGACGGCATCGGTATCGGCGCTGCCTGCCGCCACATGAGTGATTTGCCGTTCATTGCCGGTGCTGCCGACCGAAACGCTATTGTCGCGGTCGCTCACAGAGCCGGCGCCCAGCGCCACTGAGTTGGCATGGCTGGCGCTGGCATTGGCGCCAATCGCGCTGCTTTGCGCGCCACTGGCCTGTGCGCTGTCACCCATCGCCACTGAAGAGGCGCCGCTGGCACTGGCGGCCTGGCCCGCGGCGACTGAATCACTGCCGGTTGCCGAAGCGGCCGCCTTGCCGGAGTTGGCCTTGAAATAGTCGGACAGGCCACTGTTGCTCATGCCGTCTTCCAGCGCGCCGACCCGCACGTTGGTCTGATGCAATTGTGCGCCGACGACTGCGTCGGCCGAAGTGGCGCTGACATCGCCCGCCGCCACGCCGCTGATTTTGCTCGCCACACCGCCGCGTTCGGCAATGTAGGCATTCCTGGTGGCATCCCAGAGCAGGGCGCTATCGGCCATGTCGCTGACAGACTGGTTGGTCTGCTTGAGCTGCAACAGGTTGACCGCGTCGCTGTCCTGGGTGCCCGCGGCCACGTTGGTCACCTGTCGTTTGAGGGTGCCATGGCCGACCGAGACACTGTTTGCCCGATCTGTGGTGCTGTTGGCGCCCAGCGCCACGCTGTTGCTGTTACTGACCGACGCGTTGAAACCCAACGCCACACCATCGGCGGCGGCTGCGCTGGTGCGTGCCAGGGCACCGATTGCCGTACCGAAGTCACCGCTGGCGCTGGCAGTGTGACCCAGCGCAGTGCCGCGGTTGCCGCTGGCGATTGAACTGCCGCCCACCGCGGTGCTGCGCAGGCCGGTGGCTTGTGCATTGGCACCGGCGGCGAGGCTTTCAATGGTGGAGGCCTTGGCGGCTTCACCGATAGCGATGGCATCGACGCCTGTAGCATTGGCGTCCGTGCCGGTGGAATTGGCTTTGAAGTAGCGAGTGCCGGTGTTGTTGATAACGTCCACTGTTCCGGCCAGGTTATCGAGTTGGCCCTTGTTGACCGCGTCGGTTGCCGCAGTCCCCGCTGCCAGGTCGGTAATTTTGCTCGACATGCCGCCATGCACGGCCTTATAGGCATCGGCGCCGGCGTCCCAAAGCAAAGCGTTGCCGGTGAGGGTGGTCATGCTGGCATTCAGCGTACTCACGGAGCCGGTCAAGCTGCTTACTGTCTGGTTGGTCTGGGTCAGTTGGCCGAGGTTGACGGCGTCATTGGCCTGGGTACCCGCACTGACGCTGGTGATCTGCCGGCCGCCGACGGCTACGCTGTTGGTCCGGTCGGTGCTGCTGTTTGCACCCAGTGCCACGCTATTGGCATGGTTGGCGGTCGCATGCTGCCCAAGCGCCATGGCACGGGTGGCGTTGCTTTGCACCGTGGCGAAAGAACCGAGAGCGACGCCGAAGTCCGCGTTGTCTGTCACTTGCGCACCGTAGCCGACGGCAACACTGTCATAGGAATTCTTGCCGATCCGGCTGCGATCTCCCAGCGCAATACTGCTGCTGGTTTGATGACCCATACCAGCGGCTACGTCGTCGACCATGGCATCGGCACCTATCGCGATACTTTTGTAGGCGCCACCCATGACCCGCGAATTGTCGCCGATGGCGATGGCGTCATAAGCACCTGTGTCCACCCTGGCAGCTTTCCCGATGGCAATGCTATTAGCAGCGTCAGCCAAACCACCGCCTGCTTCATAAGCCGCCAGCCCGGCACCGAGCAATCCCATGTGGACCAGAGGGCTGGAATCCGGGTCATGCAGTTGCATGACCCAAATGAGGTTCTTCTCTTCTACCTCTTCCAGTGCGGCTGTCAAAGCTGCGGATGGGTCACTGAGCATTGCGACACTCAGGGCTAGGGTGGCTCCCACGACCCTTTTTGAACAACCGGACTTGCTGGCGCCACGCGCGAATTCACAAGCGACGACCCAGGCATAACGGGCCTTGTTCCAGATCACTCGAAAGCATTTGTTCAT